TGCGGCTGCCAGATCGTGTACGGGTTTGGAAGTCGACGGAGAGAACAGCGCGGGCCTAGAAGGCCCCGTAATGCCCCCTGAGAGCCCCGTAGACGGACGAACGGTGCGGATCGATAGATGGCACCGGAGACAAGCGAAGACGGCCGCAGAGCCGTCGCCGGCTGACGCCCGCGTAGAAAGATATTCGTGTGAAGTGCGTCACATTCTACGGGTGAAACGCAAAAGTGGCGGGTTCCTTACCTATGGAGGGGTAAGGGAGCGAGGCTCTGCCGAGCGACCGCACCCCGACATAGGTTCTTGTCGGGGTAGTCGAACGGAGAGAGACTACCCCCTTTTAGCGACCTCCGGTCGCCCAGGTAGGTACCGAACGGCGAGTGAGGTACCAGACCGAGGGCGGCCCTTATGGGGGCCGCTCCGAGGTCAGTGGTTGGTTCGGGTAGGTACGTTACGTAAGCATTACTCACCAACAGAACCAGTGGTTACGTAACCGGGTACGTTACGTACGACTAGATACGTAACAGAACCACTAACCCGTGGCCGCCCCGAAGGCGGCCCGCAGCGGGTTACGTTTGTCAGGTATGTCACTAGGGAGGGAAACATGACCGCATCGGTCAGCATCCGAGTAGGAGAGATCTTCGAGGACGAAGATGGTCTGTGGAAGGCTCGCCTCATCGTCGGGGACCGTCCAGGGGGGACCATCACTTTACCAGAGCACCTGGTCCGGTCGGCGATGGAGAACGCTGCTGAGTGAGCTGGGAGTCATCTGACCGCCGTGAGCGGCTGCCGGCCGACTGGCCTCGCATCCGCCGCGAGGTTCTGCGGGCGGCTGGTCACCGCTGCCAGATCCGCTACGCGGACATCTGCACAGGGACGGCTACCGAGGTTGACCACGTCCGCTACCGCGACGAGGAGTCACCTACCCGGGCGTCGTGCAGACCGTGCCATGCTCGGAAGTCCGCGATGGAAGGCGTTGCTCAGCGTGCGAAGCTGCGCGCGATGAAGAAGCGGCCACCGCCCCGCCACCCGGGGCGTAGAAGCAACTAGGAGGGACCAGGCGTCCCCGAGCCCAGGAGGCGTCATGGGAACCCGAGGCCCGATCCCGAACCGCTCAGACGAGCGGGTTCGCCGTAACAAAGAAGAGTACGGAGAGGTCACTACTCTCCCCGTCTCCGGACCCGTGAAGTCCCCTCCGCTCGGTCTCACCGATCCTCACCCGATCGTCCGAGACCTCTACAACTCTCTAGCCGAGTCGGCGCAAGCCGCGCTTTATCAGCCGTCGGACTGGCACTACGCGAAGTTCACCCTCCACTTCGCCGACCAGCTCCTGAAATCCTCCAAGCCCTCGTCGCAGATGCTAGTAGCCGTCAATCAGATGCTGTCATCGCTTCTGGTCTCAGAAGGTGACAGGCGACGGGTTCGGATCGAGGTGGAGCGGACGAAGTCAGACGGCCCGGATGCGTCGGTGACGACGATGGGCGAGCTGTTCGAGCGCGCTCTCCGTAAGCCGAAGTCGAGCTAGAGCCGGCACCCCGGCGGGGTTGAGCGCTCCCCTTCCGGTGCTCCCCCGCTGGGGCTGCCACCAAGACCTGGGCGCACGTCCCAACCGGAACAGGCCCCCGCGACGGCGGTGGTCACCTGGGACCGGGAACCGTGCGGTGCGGGGCTACCCCGTGCCTGCCCCACCTAAGCGTGAGTCCATGAGGCTCGCTGCGCAGCGCCTATGGGTGGGGCTCCGACTTGCCAGGCAGGCGAGACCAGCCAGTAACCAAGAGCGGTCGCCCCTGGCCGGTATGAGCTCCACCGGTAAACGGGCTCACCTTTACACGTAACCTACGAGAGGCCGGTATGACCGTCACGATCACCGCCGACGTCCGCGACGTCACCGGTCAGCCCGACAACCAGCAATGGGTGTTCTCGACCGTGCTCCGCCAGCAGGACGGCTCGATCCTCACCCAGAAGCAGGTCCGGGTAAACCCGGTGGACGGCGCGCTGAGCGTAGAGCTGGAACCCGGCTTCGCGATCGTCGTCTACGGCGAGTACCGCTGGTTCATCGAGGTGCCCGAGACCGACGCCGAGCTGTGGCCGCTCATCGCCACCTCGGTAGCGGTCCCTCCGGACACCTCCGCTGAACTGCTCGCTGACGCTGTCAACGGCTACCTCGACGCGAACCCGCCGTCGGCGGACTGGGACGCGTTGTCGAACGTTCCGGCGGAGTTCCCGCCGTCTGCGCACGAGCACGTCGCCGCGGATGTCACCGACCTCGACTCGGCTATCGCCGCGTACCTGGCCTCGAACCCGCCCGAGGCAGGCTCGGTGTCCTGGGACGACATCGACGACAAGCCGTCGACGTTCACCCCGAGCTCGCACACCCACTCGATCGCCAACGTCACCGGGCTACAGACCGCTCTCGACGAGAAGCTGGACGAGGACGCGGTGGACGCCCGGGTGTCTCTCGGCACCGCCGCGCTGGTCGACTCGGCCCCGGCGACGCTGGACACGCTCAAAGAGCTGGCCGCAGCGCTGGGCGATGACCCGAACTTCGCTACCACGGTCGCCTCGCAGATCGGCGCGAAAGCCGACAAGACCACCACGATCACCGCAGGCACCGGTCTCACCGGCGGTGGGGACCTGTCCGCGAACCGGACGCTGTCCGTCTCGTTCGGCACGTCGTCGACGACCGCGTGCGTCGGTAACGACTCCCGGTTGTCGAACACCCGCACCCCGACCGACGGTTCGGTGACCAACGCCAAAGTCGCATCCGGCGCGGGTATCGCGCTGTCGAAGCTGGCTACCGGCTACGTCGCCGGCTCGGACAACTCCGGTGCCCGGACGCTGACGATCTGGGTCGGGACCGAGGCGCAGTACACCGCGATCGGCACCAAGGACTCGAACACTATCTATCTCAGGACTGCATAGGAGGTCGCCGTGGCAGGTATGTCACTTGCCACGACGGCTTTCGCGAAAGCCGCGATCGGCTCGACCGAGATCAAAAAGATCAGCATCGGTACCGTCGAGATCTGGTCCGCTGTGACAGCCTCCTACGACACCGTGGCGGCGGGCGTACAGGCGTTCAACTCGGTTTCGTCGTTCTCGATCACCGCGGCCCCGGGCGCAGACGTGTTCGTAGCCGTGACCCAGGACAGGACCTCCGCCCATTCGTCGGGGGTCACCTGTGGCGGAGTGGCGATGACGCCTGTGACCACGGCGCTGCACAACAACTCATCGATCAACGGAGGGGTGGCGATCTACCGCCGCGCCGGTGCAGGGACGGGGTCGGCCCTGACAATTGTCACCGGAGCAGGTACGGGCTGGATGATCGTCAACGCCATATCGTTCGCCGGGGTGTCGTCTATGGGCACTCCTACCTCAGCGTTCGGGTCCGGTACTTCGGTCTCGCACGCGGTGTCGCTCCCCGGGCCGGTGGGCCTAAGCGTGTTTTCCGGTGGTGCAAACGGCGGGCCGACCACACAGTTCGGATCGTTCTCCGGGGTAACCAACCGCTACAACCTCAAGTCGACCGGTTCCCTTCTCGCCGTTAACACGGTCACCGCGTCCGGAACGCTTTCGGCGTCGACGAACAACCCGTGGGCGAGCATCTTCATACCACTGTCCTGAGAGCCGCTCATGCCCACCATCACCGCCACCGTCAAGGACATCACCGGACGCCCCGACGATTCGCACTGGACTTTCTCCAGCGACCTGCGCGAGCAGGACGGCGTGATCATCACGCCCCGCGTCGTACGCGTGAAGCCGTTCAACGGAGAGCTCGCGCTGACCTTACCGCCCGGACCTGTCCGGGTGACGCACCACCAGGACCGCTGGTTGATCGACGTCCCAGAAGAGGACTCCGACCTGTGGGACCTGATCGAAGCCGCTACCGACTAAGGACTTCATGAACCGCCTCATCACCATGTTCGCCGCTGCTCTTGTGAAGGCGGTCTTCGACTACCTGAGGGCTCACCCCGAGTTCTTGAACCAGGTCATCGACCGGGCTACCGCGAAGATGCCCGACCTCGCTGACCTCGACGACAAGATCCTGGCGAAGATCCCGGATCTGTCCCGGCTGGACGACAAGATCATCGGGCTGTTCCCCGACTTGTCCCGGCTGCCTGAGCAGCTGATCAACGCCATCAACCCGTTCAAGCGCTGATGCCTAGGGTCGTCTACGGGCTGACCCACTCGTCCAACGGGTGGCCGATGCTCAACTCCGATGAGTGCGAGTGGGCGAAGATCCCCGGCACGATCGTCACGTTGCAGATCGCCAAGGGCTGGCCCCTAGCGATCCTGCGCGCGTTCGCTGCGGACTTCCACGCGTACGTCGAGCCGCTGCGCGACGCGGACTCCGCGTGCTGGACGCCGACCAACTCGGTCCCGTCGTCCAACCACCTGAGCGGCACCGCGATGGATCTGAACTGGAACACCCACCCGTTCCAGATCCCGGACGCCGGCTTCGACAGCGCCAAGCTGGCGCGCGTCCGCGAGCTCCTCGCTTTCTACGAGGGCATGGTGTTCTGGGGCAACGATTGGACGTCGCCGAAGGACGCGATGCATTTTCAGCTCGCCAGCCGCCGCAACGGCGGGCCCTTCGACACCTACGGCAACCCGGCGGTAGCCGACTTCATCGCGCGCAAGATCCGCGCGGACGGCTACTCGACTTTCCGGAGGGGTAACGCCCCGGTCTCGGCCGCCCCTATCCTGGCGGCCGCCACCGGCCTGAGCGAGGCTCGTGCGGCAGAGATCCTGCCCGCGGTCCGCTCGGGCCTCCGGGAATCCGAGTGTACGAACGTCAACCGCATCGCGATGTGGCTGGCTCAGATCGGGCATGAGTCCGGGTCATTCCAGTACACCGAGGAGATCGCCAAGAACGGTCGGTACGCGCCGTACATCGGCCGGACGTGGATTCAGATCACCTGGGACTACAACTACCGGTCGTTCTCGCAGTGGGCGTACGCGTTCGGGATGGTTCCGACTCCGGACTACTTCGTCGTGAACTACCGCGAGCTCGCTGATCTGAAGTGGGCGGGCATCGGCCCTGCCTGGTACTGGACGGTCGCTCGCCCGGACATCAACGAGTTGTCCGACCGCCGCGACCTGAACACGGTCACCCGCCGGATCAACGGCGGTACCAACGGCCTCGCGGATCGACAGGCCCGCTACAACCGCGCGCTCGCCCAGGGCGATGCGCTGCGGCAACTACTTCACGAAGAGGACGACTTTTTGTCTGCTCTAACCGACGCTGAACAGCGTGAGTTGCTGGACCTGGCTCGCCAGCAGGCCAAGTACAAGCGCAAGTCCCGCTCGCCGCTGCACTGGCCGCACGAGGGCGAGGTCGATACGATCGCCGGCTTGTCCTGGTCGACGGACGCGAACGTCCATATCCAGCTGGTCGAGAAGCTCGCTGTGATCTACGGCGACCCGGTCTCGATCGCGCTGCTGTACGCGGTGTCGAACTCCGACGATCCGACGAACAACCCCGAGCTGGCGAAGCGCATCTTGAAGCGCGTCAAGCCCGAGGACATCACCGCTGCTCAGGTCCAGATCCAGAAGTGGCTGGCTGCCGAGCAGAAGTTCCATGCCGCTTAAGCTAGGCGACCGGAACCCTACGGTGCGCCGCTGGCGCGAGGTGATGGCGGCCCGGTTCGCCGGGTATGCGCGAGTCCACGGCCCGCTGCCCACGGACACCGACGAGTTCGGTCCGCGGGCTGAGGCGTGGCAGACCGAGTACGAGTCCCGGACGTTCCAGCCGCTCGACGGGATCGTCTCTGACGACGATCTGCGCGCGCTGGGGATTCCGGCTCCCGAGGACACCCGCCCGGTACTGCTCACCGTCTCCGGGACGGGAGTCCCCTGGTGGATAGGCCCGGACGCTGACGTCGCGAGACGTCTCGGGGATGTGTACCTGTGGCGTCCGGTAGGCCCGCCGTACACCGCGCAGGCGTTCCCGATGGGGCCGTCCGTGGCGAACGGGCTCACCGAGGCTACCCGCATCCTGGAGGAAGAGCGCCGGCGCATCGAGCGCTACGGGCTGTCGATGATCGGCTACTCGCAAGGCGCGATCGTCACCTCCGAGCTGTGGGAGTACCACATCAAGCCGGTGACCGGACGATTGCACTGGGTCAAAGACCACGTGCGCGGAGCCGTGACGTTCGGCAACCCGATGCGCGAGACCGGCAAGGTGTGGCCTGACCCGGGCGGTCAGATGCCCTCGGCGAAGTCGCACGGTATCGCTGACCAGCTGATGGTCGACACCCCGGACTGGTGGAGGAACTACGCCCACAAAGGCGACCTGTACACCGACTGCGAGGGCGACTCGGGCGAGATGAAGACCGCGATCTACAAGGTCGTGATGATGTCCCGGGTGTTCTCTGGTCCGGATTCGATCCTGCGCCAGCTCCTGGAGATCGGGGTTAACCCGACGTTCGAGCTGGTCGCGCTGATCCGCGCGGTGCTGGACGCCGGTCTGTTCTTCATCCGCGGCACGACTCCGCACACGAACTACAACATCGACCCTGCGACGGGCTTTCTGCGCTCTGTGACTTGATACGTAACGAGGAGGTGGAGTGGCGGTTCACTATCCGGAGTCGCTACTCCCCGCCCCGAAGGTCTGCGCGCACTGCGAGCAGCCTATGCCCGAAGGCAAGCGCCCACATGCGGTCTACTGCGATCGCAGGTGTAAGACCGCTGCCGCAGAGACCAGGCGGCCTCCGAGGGACAACCACGCTCGCTACCTCAAGGAGCGGGAGCGCCGACTGGCCTACTCCCGCGAGTACCAGAAGCGCAACCCGGATGTCCCTAAGCGAGCCAAGCGTAAGCGTAGAGCCCTTATCGCTGGACGGGAAACGTTCACCATCACTCAGCGCGACTGGCTCCGACTAGTTCGCCGCCACAACCATCGGTGCTTCTACTGCGAAGCGCCCGGCCCGATGTCTATGGACCACGTCGTCCCAATCTCTAGGGGCGGCAGGCATTCGATCGGGAACATCGTCCCGGCCTGCATCTCGTGCAACTCATCGAAGCGCGACCGGACGGTCGTGGAGTGGCGGCTCAGCAAGCGAGGTCACATTGCAAGAGTCGCCTGAGAAGAAGCTCCTACCAGCGCCCTCCCACATCCACGGCCCCACGTGGCGTCAATACGACGACGGGTCCTGGTACCTGCCAGAGAAAACCCTGGGCTGGGGAATTATCAGCTGGCTCTTTGAGTACGTAGGAGCCCCGGACGGTTCGGGACCCTTCATGCCCACTATGGAGCAGGCCCGTTTCCTGGCGTGGTGGTATGCGGTTGATGACCAGGGGAAGTACCTCTATCGAGAGGGGACCTTCCGCAGGATGAAGGGCCACGGCAAGGACCCGCTGGTGGCCGCTATGGCGCTCGCCGAACTCTGCGGACCAGTCGCCTTCTCGCACTTCGACGACAACGGTAACCCGGTCGGCAAGACCCGGCACGCGGCGTGGATCACGATCGCCGCGGTCTCCCAGGACCAGACGAAGAACACGTTCGCGCTGTTCCCGATCATGGTCTCGAAGAAGCTGAAGGCCGAGTACGGCTTGTCCGTCAACCGCTTCATCATCTATTCCGAGATCGGCGGGCGGCTCGAAGCCGCGACCGCGTCCCCCGCGTCGATGGAGGGTAACCGCCCGACGTTCGTCGTCCAGAACGAGACGCAGTGGTGGGGAGTAGGCCCCGGCGGCGAGGTCAACGACGGCCACCAGATGGCCGAGGTCATCGAAGGCAACATGACCAAGGTCGACGGTGCCCGCACCTTGTCGATCTGCAACGCTCACCGGCCCGGCGACGACACCGTCGCGGAGATGTCTTACCTGAACTGGCTGGACATCCTGGCGGGCGACGCTATCGACACCGGCGTCCTCTACGACGCCCTGGAAGCCCCGGCTGATACGCCGGTCTCCGAGATCCCGTTCCCGTCCGACGACCCCGAGGGGTACGAGGCCGGGGTCGCCCAGCTCATGAAGGGCCTGGAGATCGCCCGCGGCGACTCGATCTGGCTCCCGCTCGACGACATTCTGATGTCGGTCCTGACGGCGAAGAACGACGTCATCGAGTCCCGACGGAAGTTCCTCAACCAGGTCAACGCGACTGAGGAATCGTGGATCGCACCGTCTGAGTGGGATCGCAACCACGACATCAACCTGCCTCCGCTGAGGAAGGGCGAGCGGATCACGCTCGGGTTCGACGGCTCGCTGTCCAACGACCACACCGCGCTCACCGCGTGCCGGGTCGAGGACGGGGCGTTGTTCCTGGTGAAGGTCTGGGTGCCTGAGAAGTACGAGGGGCACAAGGTTCCGCGCCAGGACGTGGACGCGTACGTCCGGTCGATGTTCGAGAAGTACGACGTCGTCGGTATGCGCGCGGACGTCAAGGAGTTCGAGCAGTCGGTCGACGCCTGGGGTCAGGACTTCCGACGCAAGCTGAGGATCAACGCCTCCCCCGGTAACCCGGTCGCCTTCGACATGCGCGGCCAGCAAAAGCGATTCGCGCTGGACTGCGAGCGGTTCCGTGACGCTGTTCTGGCGGGCGAGGTCAAACACGACAACAACCCGGTGCTCAAAGCGCACATCACCAACGCGCACCAGCACCCGACGATATACGACGCAATCAGCATCAGGAAACCTGGCAAAGAATCCAAGCGCAAGATCGACGCCGCTGTGACGGCTGTCCTCGCTTGGGGCTCGCGCCAGGACTTCCTGCTCAGCAAGAGCAACACAGGAAAGGGGGCGGGTCTGCTGCGATGACGACTTACCACGAGCACGTCGAGCGACTGCAAGGGCTCCTCGCACGGGACCTGCCGAACCTGCTGGAAGCCGAGGCCTACCGCAACGGGACGCGCCGGCTGAAGACGATCGGGATCGGCGCTCCACCGGAGCTGGCTTACCTGGACGTCCAGCCAGGCTGGGTCGCTACCTACCTCCGCACTCTGTCCGATCGCTTGGACATCGAGGGGTTCCGTATCTCGGAGGATTCCGAGGGGCTCGAAGAGCTCTGGAACTGGTGGCAGGCGAACGACCTGGACGAGGAGTCGGTCCTCGGACACGACGACTCGCTGACGTTCGGCCGCGCGTACATCACGGTCAGCCACCCGGACGTCGAGTCCGGGGACCCCGCGGGTATCCCGCTGATCCGGGTCGAGTCTCCGCTGTATATGTACGCCGAGCTAGACCCGCGCAACACCCGCCGGGTCACCCGGGCTGTCCGTCTATACACGACGCGCGACGACGTCGCGGTCCCGGATCGAGCCACGCTGTACCTGCCTGACGAGACTGTCCCGCTCCGCCGCAACGGCGGGCTCAACGACCAGTGGGTCGTCGACGGGGACGTCATCAAGCACGGGCTCGGTGTGGTGCCGGTCGTACCGCTGACCAACGACCCGCGCCTCGGTAACCGATACGGCCGGTCGGAGATCTCTCCGGAGCTGCGCAAGGTCACCGACGCCGCGTCTCGCACGCTGATGAACCTGCAGTCGGCGTCCCAGATCCTGGGCACCCCGCTCCGTGTCATCTCCGGTGTCACCACCGACGAGTTGACCAACGACGGCGAGAACACGACGCTCGACATCTACTACGGGCGCATCCTGACGCTCGCTTCTGAGGCCGCCAAGATCTCCGAGTTCAAGGCTGCCGAGCTGCGGAACTTCGCCGAGGAGATGGAGGTATTCCGCAAAGAGGCCGCGTCTATCACCGGCTTGCCGCCTCAGTACCTGTCGTCCTCGTCGGAGAACCCCGCCTCGGCTGAGGCCATCATCGCTACCGACTCCCGGATCGTGAAGATGGCCGAGCGTAAAGGCCGGATCTTCGGCGGTGCCTGGGAGCGCGCGATGCGGATCGCGATGCAGATCATGGGCCGCGAGGTCACCGAGGAGTACACCCGGCTGGAGACAGTCTGGCGCGACCCGTCGACCCCGACGGTCGCCGCTAAGGCTGACGCTGTGTCGAAGCTGTACGCCAACGGCCAGGGTCCGATCCCGAAGGAGCAGGCTCGCATCGACCTCGGCTACACCGCTACTCAGCGCGAGCAGATGCGTGACTGGGACAAGCAGGAGACCGAGGACATGATCGACACCTTGTACTCCACGACGAAAGCCCAGGCTGACGCCACGCCGAAGCCGACGGTCACCGATACCAAGACGGAGACGCAGACGTCGCCTTCCGGATTTAACCGGACCAAGACCCGGTGAGCCCGGAGGAGTACGCCGCCGCGCAGCTCCTCATCTCCGCCGCAGTAGTCCGGCACGTCAGGAACGTGGCCGGGTTCTTCGCTCAGCCCGCGCTGACGATGTTCGACTGGTTGCGTCTGCTGGACCTGCTGTTCCCCGAGATCCAGCGCCGGCGCACCGAGGCATCGGTGCTCGCTCGCAGGTTCTACGACTCGCAGCGGGCTCAGCATCACCCGGATCTCCCTCGTAACGATCGGCCCCTGGAGGGGACGACGTTCGAGAAGTTCGTCGAGAACATGGACCCGGCTCGTGAGCGGATGCAGCAGGCGGACACCCGCGGGGACGCGCTGACGCACCTGACGCTCCGAGCCGTCCGCGAGGTGGAGAACGCAGGCCGTCAGCAGATCATCCACGCCGTCGAGAACGACCCGGAACCCCGCGTCTTGCGGGGCTGGGCTCGCGTCGCGACGGGCCGGGAGACCTGTGCCTGGTGCCTGATGCTGATCAGCCGCGGACCTACGTACGTCCGGGCCGAGACCGCTGGTCTCGACCTTGATACGGAACACGCTCTGGAGCTGTTCGAGAACAACGACCAGGAGACCTACTTCGCTGACATCAGCGGAGAGATCAAGCAGTGGCACACCGGGTGTGACTGCAAGGTGATCCCCGTCTTCCGGAACGAGGACTGGTTCGGCAAAGAAGCTGCCGATCGCGCCCTCGACCTCTGGGGAGACGCCACCAAGGAAGCCATCGACCTTGAGGACAAAGGCCTTGTCCACAAGAGCGGTAAGAAAAAGGGCCAGCCCTTTACTCGTAACGAGCTGGCTATCAACGCCCTTCGCCGTCGCCTGGAGCGCGGCGAGATCTCAGCACAGCAGTACGCAGCACTCGCTGCTTAGCCCGCCAACCCGACCGACCTGCCAGGAGCAGGAGTCACCCCACGCCCAGGAGGCACAGATGACCGAACCCACCGACACCCCCTCGACGCCCGAACCCGCAGCTCCCGCTGCCCCGGCTCCGGCGGCCCCCGCCCCCAAGAGCGAGGACCTGCCTGACTGGGCTCGCGATAAGCTCTCGAAGGCGAACACCGAGGCCGCGAACTACCGAGTTCAGCTCCGCACCGTGGAGACCGAGCGCGACAGTCTCGCGGAGAAGCTCGCAACTCTCGAAGCCCAGGCAGCCCAGGCGGCTACCTCCGCGTCCGAGAAGCAGCACGACTTCGACCGTCTGGTGACCGCGGTCCAGGCTCTCACCCCCGATCCCACGCCGCTGTTCACGTTCGCGAACACGCTGCAGGGCGATTCGGAGGAAGCGCTCAAGACGCACGCCGAGAGCCTCAAGACCCTGTTCGGCCTCAAGAACGGCCCCGTGGCCGCTGTCGACCGCTCGCAAGGCCTCGGCACAGAAGCCCCGAGCAACGACCCTGCGGTGGCCTTCACCGCGCTCATGAAGTCCCAACTCCAGAAGTAAGGAGCCCCTGTGGCAACCCTGAACGAACTGATCCCGAACTCCGCGGGCAGCAACCACCAGGGCCGTCTGGCCCACGTCCCCTCCGACCTGCTCCCCAAAGAGGTCATCGGACCCATCTTCGACAAGGCTGAGGAGAGCTCGCTCGTCCTGCGCCTCGGCGAGCGTATCCCGATCTCGTACGGCGAGACGATCATCCCCACGACCGTTAAGAACCCCGAGGTGGGTCAGGTCGGCGTCGGCACGTCGAACGAGCAGCGAGAAGGCGGCCTGAAGCCGCTGTCCGGCACCGCGTGGGACACCCGCTCGGTCGCGCCGATCAAGCTGGCGACCATCGTCACCGTGTCGGAAGAGTTCGCACGCATGAACCCGGCCGGCCTGTACACCCAGCTTCAGGGCAAGCTGGCTTACGCCATCGGTCGCGGTATCGACCTCGCTGTGTTCCACGGCAAGTCCCCGCTGACCGGCTCGGCGCTCCAGGGCATCGACACCGACAACGTGATCGCCAACACGACCAACGTTGACTACCTGCAGGAAGCTGGCGACCCGCTGCTGGACCGCCTGCTCGATGGCTACGACCTCGTCTCGGCCAACACCGACGTGGAGTTCAACGGCTGGGCCGTCGACCCGCGCTTCCGCGCTCACCTGCTCCGCGCTCAGGCCTACCGCGACGCCAACGGCAACGTGGACCCGAGCCGCATCAACCTGGCCGCTCAGACCGGCGACGTCCTGGGCCTTCCGGCTCAGTTCGGCCGCGCTGTCGGCGGCGACCTGGGCGCTGCGACCGACACCAAGACCCGCATCGTGGGCGGCGACTTCTCGCAGCTGAAGTTCGGCTTTGCTGACGAGATCCGCATCAAGATGTCGGACACCGCCACCCTGACCGACGGTTCCGCGTCGACGGTGTCGATGTGGCAGACCAACCAGATCGCGATCCTGATCGAGGTCACCTTCGGCTGGCTGCTCGGTGACAAGCAGGCGTTCGTCAAGTTCGTCGACGACGAACAGCCCTGATCTTTTCATTTGTCCCGACCTTGATACGTAACGGCGGGGCTCTCTCCGGAGGGTCCCGCCGCCGTGTCGCTACCTGGAGGTTTTCATGACCCACCCCTACAACGGTGCGGTGGTCCGCGGATGGCTCGGCTCGCTCAGCGACTCCGAGATCGTGGCCAAGCTCACCGACCTGACCGGGTTCGCCCCGGCTGCTATGGACGAGGACTACGAGCCGGCTGCTGCTCCTGCCGCTGTCGCTGCTGACGACACCGTCCAAGAGGCTATCGCCAAGCTGGAGAAGCGCCTCGCTGATCTCGAGTCCACTGTCGAGGGCATGGCCTGATGGCATACGCCGAGCCCAGCGACGTGGTCGCGCGGCTCGGGCGGCCGCTGACCGATGACGAAGAGACCCAGGTCGAGACGTTCCTAGAGGACGCCGAGATCGAGATCCGTTCTCGCATCCCTGACCTGGACGACAAAGCCGAGGACGAGGACTATCTCAAGCGGGTTATCAAGGTCGAGGCCTCCGCGGTCACGCGCCTGATCCGCAACCCCGACGGCTACATCGGTGAGACCGACGGCAACTACTCGTACCAGCTCAACTGGCGGCTGAACACCGGGGCGATCGAGATCACCGACAAAGAGTGGGCTCAGCTCGGGCTCTCCAAGAACGTCGGTGTGCTCAACGTCCGTCCCAAGACTCCGCTGGAGCGCTCGGGTGAATACCCCGCGTTCGGCTCGGTCGAGTGGCAGGTGTTCCAGCAGAGCTCCCCGCTGTACTGGGGCTACTGATGAGCGGGCTACTGGACGACGGGGCTAACTACGAGCCCGTAACGGTGTACCCCGAGGTGACTCGGAAGGACCGGCTGGGCAACACCCTGGTCGGCCCTTCCCCCACCGGGATCGAGACGGTCGCACGATTCCAGGTCCAGAACCAGTCGGGCACCGCTTCCCGGCGGGCGGAGATGGACGACATCGGCGACATGACCGAGCAGGTCTACACGATGCGGCTCCCCCGGTCGTTCACGACCGAGTTGAAGTCCGGGTCCGAGGTTGTGTGGCGCGGTGAGCGCTGGGGTGTGTACGGCGACCCTCGTCGTTACAACGGCTCTCGCCGCACCGCCCGCCTCGAATACGTGGTTCGGAGGTTCTGATGCCTTTGTACTACGGGCGATCCGGTCTGAACAAAGTCGTGTCGCACCTGCCCGGTGTGGTCCACGAGATGCGCTCCGAAGCTGACGAGGTCGCTGACCGGGCGAAGGCCAACCTGGCTGCCGCTCGTGCGAGCACTCAGTGGGAGAAGATCCACGGCCCGGACCATCTGACGAAGATCACTCGGACCAACGGTTCGGTGGATGCCTACGTCAACATGGAGGCCCCTAGCCCCGAGTCGATCGAGTACGGGCACTACCCGTCCGGTGTCTTCGACCCGGAGAAGTACGGCCGCGTCACGAAGGCTCCGCAGGGGCTGTACATCCTCACCGGTGCCGCCGGGTTCGGCGGCCAGACCGCTATCTCTACCGGCGCTAAGCGCGGGAAGAGGGGGTAGCGCATGGCTGGCAAGCTTCCGATCGTCGGTGAGGTCGTGCTCCCGATTCTCCGCGGCCACGAGGACCTGTCCAATCCGATCAGCACTGTCCCGTCTCTGGCGGGTGTGCATGTCGGGACGTGGGTCGAGGACATCGACTCCCGCACGTTCCCGCTGATCACCGTCCGTCGCGTAGGCGGTACCCGCAGCCCGGAGCATCCGACGCTGTTCACGCAGCCGGTGGTCGAGATGACCGCTTACTCAGCGGCTGACCTGCCCACTACCGAGCAGATGTACGAGGACGCCCTAGAGGTCTTGTACCGCGCTGCACGTCTTCAAACCAAAACGCCAGCCGGCTATCTGCACTCGGTGACCGAGACCTTGGGTGCGTCCCACGGCCCGTCACCGTTTGACCGCACCTGGCGCGTCTTCGGCCTGATCCGACTCGGCATCCGGCCCCCTAAGAACTAAGGAACCAAATGGCACTGAAAGATGATGCCGTCCTCATTGCCGCGCGGGGGTACGTGTACACCGCTGCGGTCGGCACGGCGGCACCTACCCCTGCTCAGCTCAAGCTGATCGACCTGGAGCACCCCGAGGCGTGGGACCGCGCCGGCTGGGAGCTCGTCGGGCACACCTCCGAGGATGATCTGCCCGAGTTCGGCTTCGACGGCGGCGACTCCGAGGTCCGCGGCTCGTGGCAGAAGAAGAAGCTGCGCGAGGTCGAGACGGAAGAGATCGCGGACTACGTGGTCATCAACCTGACCCAGTTCGACGAGTCGGCTCTGGAGCTGTACTTCGGCCCGAACCAGTCGGCTACCCCCGGTATCTTCGGCGTGAAGTCCGGCTCGGTCGTGAACGAGCGTGCGCTGCTGATCGTGATCGTCGACAACGACGTTCGCCTCGGCTTCCACGCCCGTAAGGCTTCGCTGAAGCGCGAGGACGCGATCTCGCTGGCGACCGACGAGTTCGGCGCTCTGCCGGTGCGCGCGACCTTCCTCGACTATCAGTCGTACAACCTGTACGAGTGGATCGAAGAGGACTGGTTCAACGCTGCTGACGCGCCGGTCGTGTACCTGCTCGATCTGGGCGGTGCTACCGGTGGCGACTACACCCTGTTGGTCGGCGGTAAGGCCACGGCTTCTATCGCTTACAACGCCAACGCTTCCGCGATCAAGTCCGCGATCGGTGCCGTCGATGACGGTGTCGCCGAGTCTGCGTGGACGGTCACGGCCGACGGCGCGGACTTCGAGATCTCGGGTCCGCTGGCTGTTGCGCTGGGCGTTGACAGCACCACGGGCGGCTCCGGCGTAACCGTCGACGTCGCCTGATTCGAACTTGACACGTAACCCGTGTCAAACGGGGAGCCGCCTGCACACCTTGGCGGGCCTTGGGCGGCTCCCCACCTCCCGCTTTACCTAGCCCGCCGCCAATCGAAAGGCCTGCCACCTATGAGCAAGATTCTGACCCTCGACACCATCCGAGAAGAGGCCGACCGCGAGTACGGGGCACCGGTTCAGGTGCAGATCTCCAAGGACACAACCGTGTCCCTCAAGAACGTGATGCGCCTCCGCAAAGACGTGCGCAAAGACATCCTTACGCAGCTCGAAGCCATCCGGACGATCAACAACAAAGCCGACGGCGACAAGACCGAGGCTGACGCCGAGAAGCTCACTGACGCAGTCTTCAAGATCCTCGAACTGGCTGCGGGACGCGACTCCGAGACTCTGATGGACGCCGTCGACGAGGACGTCGCCCTCGCCACGAAGATCCTCAACCACTGGCTGGAGGAGACGCAAGCGGGGGAAGCCTCCAGCTCGGAGGACTGATCGACGACTACGGCGACGCCCTGTACGCGGACTTCCGGTCTGAGTACCAGATGAACCTCGCGGATCTGTTCGATCCCGCCTCCCGGCTCGGGCCTATCCAGGTCCTGGCGCTTATCAAAGAGCTGCCCCGGGAGGGCAGGTTCTGGTCCGAGAAACAGGGCGGGCCTCAGTTCCGCGGTTGGACCGATCAGACGTACACCACCGCGGCGCTGGTCAACGAAATCCGAGCACTCAAGTTCATGTACCTACTGGCGAACACGTCGAAGGATAAGCGTCGCAGGCTGACCCCGCCCGAACCGTTCCCGGTTCCCCGCGTGAAGCCGCACAAGGCGAAGAAGTACAAACCCGGCTCGTTCGGAGCCGTCGCGGCCATGCGTATGGCTGCTTCCCGCAATCGGAAGGCCCAGGCAACGGGCAGATAGTGAGGTAGCTCGTGGCTGCAGGGAAAGAGGTCGGCCGCCTAAGTATCAAGGTGACCCCTGACCTCGACGGCTTCTACCGAGAACTGAAGGCCGCGGTCGAATCCGCCGAGAAGATGAAGGTCCACATCCCGGTCGAGCCGGACATGGGGAACTTCCGGCAGGAGGTGGCGGCCAGCACCGCGGGCATGTCCGCCCGCGTGAAGGTCCAGGCCGACGTGGACCGAGGCCTGCTGGACAGCGTGGCGAACTCTCTCGGGAGCCTGAAGGCCCCGTCGTTCGGATCAGGAATCAACCCTACGGGGTACATGCTGATCCTCGGGGCGGCGGCGGCGCTGACTCCGCTGATCGCCGGGTCGCTGGGCGCTATCTCAGCCGCTCTTCTCACACTGCCCGGGCTGATCGCCGCAGTAGCCGTTCCTATCGGCGCACTCGCACTAGGCATCGACGGGTTCAAGCGCGCTGCCGAGAGGCTCAAGCCCGCGTTCGACGGGCTCAAAGAGTCGATGTCTGCCGCGGTCGAGAATCAGTTCGGCCCGGTGTTCGACCAGCTCGGTAAGGCTATCCCGACCCTGGCCGCGAACCTGCCCAAGGTCACTCAGGGCATGGCGGATGTTGCGAAGTCGATCGTCGACTCGGTCACTTCCGGCGAGGGCCTCGGGCGTATCGAGTCTCTAATCTCGAACATCGGCGCGGCTATCTCCCGATCCGCTCCCGGCCTCACATCGTTCGTCGACGGACTGCTGAACCTCGCTGAGAAGTTCAGCGGCAAGCTCCCTGCTATAGCCGACTGGATCAACCGCACAGGCGAGTCCTTCTCGAAGTGGGTCACGGACTTCACGACAGCAGGGCCGGACGGCGTGTCGAAGTTCGACAACGCTATGTCGGGTCTGGGTGACACGCTGCAGATGCTTGGCGGCGGACTGGTCGACATCCTAAACAAGTCCCTGGAGTTCTTCTCCGACCCACAGAAGATCCAGTCCTTCAAAGCGGAGCTCGATGGTCTGATCGCGTCGATCTCGACGCTGGTCGACCTGATCAACAGCCTGGCTGCCGCGTTCTCGAAGGTGCCGGGGCTGTCGGACGGTGAAGCCAACGGCGTCATGGACTTCGCGCCGATCCAGATTCAGGGTGCGATCGAGCTGATCAAGCAGATCCCGACCGCCTGGGAGGGCGTCAAGCTCAAGGCCGCCGAGGTGTGGAACTCGATTCCTACTATGGCCGCTACAGCCATCGCCTCGATCCGGGCGACCCTGGCTACGCTGCCCGGCCTGTTGTCGGGGATCTGGACCACGGTCACGGCCAGTGCTTCGTCAGCGTTCGCCACCATCGGCGCGGCCGTCTCGGCAGGCGCGCGCAGCGTAGTCAACACCGCGGGCAACATCTTCCGCTCGATGGGCTCGGTCATCGCCAACGCCTTCTCGGCGGCGGTGTCTGCGGTACAAACCGCGTTCTCCCAGATGGTCTCCGCAGCCGCCTCTGGCGCGCAGCAGGTTGTGTCGGAGGTCCAAGCTCTCGGCGGGAAGATCGCCGCCGCGGCTGGTAACTTCGGCTCGATCCTGGTGGCCGCAGGTAAAGCCCTGATGGACGGCCTGCTGTCCGGTATCAAGGCTGGCCTCTCTGCGGTACTGGACTTCGCGTCCGGCATCGCCGCCAAGATTGCCGCGGTCAAGGGTCCGCTCCCGAAGGACCGTAAAGAGCTGATCCCCGCCGGCGAGGCCCTGATGGAGGGCCTCGGTACCGGCATCGAGAACGGCCTGGACCCGGTCCTGGATCGCGCCCGTGAGATCGCTAAGCAGATCTTCTCAGCGTTCAAAGAGACGTTCGGCACCGCTCCCGCGTCGCTGGCGTTCAACCTCGGCAGCATGCAAGGCGACCTCAGCGGGTTGCAGACATCGCTGGAATCGACCGCTACCGCCTCTAGGGATCTGACCTCGTCCCTGACAGCGCCTACCGCAGAGCTCGCCTCCGGATCATCGCTTCTGGGCGACGACGTCAAGAACCAGCTCGACGAGCTCAAGTTGGCGTACGACCAGCTAGAGCTGCAGCGCAAGCAGCTGAAGGTCGACAAGAACGCCGCGGGCACCAAGGAAGAGAAGAAGGCGATCCAAGACCAGATCGACCAGATCCAAGCACAGAAGGATCAGATCGCGCTGGAGAAGGACAAGCTCAAGCTGCAGCAGCAGCAGACCGGGCAGATGGGCGAGCAGAAGACGCTAGCCCAGTTCCTCGGTGAGCAGATCGCTTCGACCTGGCAGCAGGGTACCGACGCTGTCGCCGGGTTCGCTCGGTCCAACCTCGACCAGGCGATGAGCGACCTCGGCATCGGCGGGGGCGCGATCACCAACGGTCTGAACGCTGGCCTCGACTGGGGAGTGCAGGCGCTTGGAAACGTCATGAACATCCAGGTCAACTCGGTTGACGACGCTATCGCGGTGAAGAACAACGAAGTGAACAAGCAAGCGCTCACTTACACACGCCGCTAACTTGAAACGTAACGAGGAGTTACATGGCTTCCAGACTGCTGGACCCCGATACCCTCGTCGAACTCGAAGGTGTCAACGGTGAGTGGTTCGACCTCACCAACGGCACCGAGGGGATCTACCTCGCTACCGAGGTGACGGGTCTGCTCGACCCGCCGGTGAAGGCGACGTACGAGGAACCGGGGAACTTCCCCGGCGCTCGGTACCTGAACCACCGCGTCCTGCGACGCGACCTCGTGTTCGGCGTCGAGATCCTCAACGACGAGAACGACGAGACCTGGCTGCGCCGGGATTCGGCGTGGCGCAAAGCGTGGTCGTTCAAGCGCGACGCGAAGCTCCACATCACCACCGGAGAGTCCGGGCACCGCTACCTGAAGGTGCGGCTGTTCGAGTCCCCGACGACTGACATGGTCACCGACCCGCGCGGTCGGGAGGTCAACATTACGAAGATGGTCGTCGTCGCGGGCGACCCGTTCTGGTACGAGGACGATGTCGTCTACCCGATCGAGGTCCAAGAGGACACGACGTTCGACCCGAACCCGTTGCCGTGGCCGTGGCCGCAGCCGGAGCTTCCGGTCGAGGACATCGAGATCACGGTCCCGAACGCGAACCCGACGGACAACATCATCTGGCCGAAGTGGACGCTGCCCGGGTCGTCGGAGAAGCCTGCCGAACCGTACATCCCCGGTCTGCCGTGGCTCGGTGCTCCGAAGTCCCCGGCCACGCTGTGGACGGTCCCGGATTACAAGCTCGATCTCGACGAGGACGAGGACCCGTCGCTCGGCACCCGACGTATCCGGATGCCCGGGCAGATCGGCGGTCTGCGCGTCGAGGAAGTCCAGCAGATCTACATCGACGGACGCCCGACCGGCGGCACGTTCAAGATCGGGTACGGCGATGAGTGGACCGAGCCGATCGCGTACAACGCGACCCCGAACGAGGTCCGCGCTGCGCTGATCGCGCTGTCGGGTATCTCCGCCAACGACGTCGAGGTGTCTCTCGGTGGGGCGACGAACGAGGTCCAGACGGTTCGCCTCAAAGGCGGTGCTCTGGGCGGCACGTTCACGCTGTCGCTGGGCTCGGAGACCACGGTCGGTATCCCGTTCAACGCCTCCGACGCTGACCTTCAGGGCGCGTTGGTGGGGCTGGATTCGATCGGCTCCGCCGACGTCAGGGTGAAGTCGACGAAGATCAACGAGATCCAGCTGGTCGAGCTGGTCGGGGAACCGACCTCGGGCTCGTTCACGCTGACGCTCGACGGGCAGACCACGGCTCCGATCGCGTACAACGCGCCGCCGGCTACGGTGGCGGCCCGGATCGCGGACCTGCCGAACATCGACGGTAACTACGTCAAGGTCGAGGGTCTGAACGAGTGGTTCCACTCGCCGTACCGCATCACGTTCGGCGAAGCCCAGAGTCAGGGCGTCATCACCGACATCATCTCGGGGATCATCGATTTCATCGGCGGCTTGTTCGACGGCAACGCCTCGGGCAAAGGCGTCGGCGGTATCGACATCGACGAGATGACCGGGGATGTCGGCACGCTCTCGGGAGGTGCCGGGCTCGATGTCCAGGTGACCACCGAGCAGGACGGCGACCGGCTGTACGTCGTGTCGTTCCAGCGTGCTGCTGGCGGTCTGAACCTGCCGCAGCTGGCGGGTAACGCCTCCGGTCTGGAAGGCGACGACCTCTCGATCGAGACCGCTACCAACGTCGACGGCGGTCGCCCGTACGTCGTCCGGTTCACCGACGACCTGCAAGGCGTTGACGTCCCGACCATGACGGTCGATACGGACGGTCTGACCGGCGGGTACGAGGTCGGCAGCCGCGTGGTGGTTCTCCGCGAGGGCTACACGTACCCGGCTGAGAACGTCGTCGTCGACTCCGACCCTCGCGAGGAGCAGGTGTCCTCGGAGTCTGGTTCCCCGATCTGGGAGCGGATGAACTCTGTCCGGTTCCTGCACTACATCCCGCCGTACACCGGCGAGGTCACGTTCAAGTTGTCCGTGTCCGGGGCTGTCCCCGGGCAGATTGCCACGCTGCGCCTTCCGCGCGCCTGGTCCCGTCCTTGGGGCCTAGAATAGTCTGAAAGGCCAGGTCAGATGGGTTTTACCCTCCGCCTGTTCGGCATCCCGGTCCTGAGCCTGGAGATCACCGGCGACGGCTCTGCCGAAGAGTACATCAACCTCACGGGCGGCTCGTTCGAGCTGGCTCCCGAGGAGCCCGAGTACGACGAAGAGTACTACGAGGAAGACCGTAGCGGGTTCGGCTTCGGGGTGAGCTGATGCCAGCTCCCGCCGCAGACATGACAACCCTGGCGGGTCACCAGCAGCTCTGGGACACCGTCATGAAGCGCCGCCAGAAGCGGGAAGACGAGCGGATCGCACCGCCGTTGATCCGCCTCTGGGACGGCGACTACAAGCTCCGCGGCCAGCTCGTCGGGGAGCGCAGCCACAAGTTCGAGTTCATCGAGAACGAGACCGGCACCGCGTCGATCACGATCTCGCTGGACCACTACCTCGCTAAGTGGATCGCGTCCCACAAAGGCCGCGCCCGCCGCAACGTCCACGTCTCGTTCGACAAGCAGGGTGCCCGGTGGACGGGCCGCATGGACCACTACGACATCGTCCGGACCAAAGAGGGCGACGTCTACATGGAGGTCGTGTTCAAGCACGACTACGAAGAGCTCAAGCACATCTACGTGTGGGCGAACCCGTTCCTGCGGCCCGAGTTCCAGTTCCCGAAGCTGTGGGTGATGTTCGGCCCCGCGAAGTGGGCGCTGCTGCTGACGCTGTTCGTCAACATCCTCCGCCTGGAGACCTCGCTGTGGACGCTGCCGGACAACCCGTTGGACATCTCCGAGTGGTTCCCGTTCTCGCTGAACCCCGGTAACTGGCGCAACATCGTCAAGCCGTTCCCGTTCCTCGCGGACAACTCTCCGCTGACGATCGTGTTCTCCCGGTTCAAGTCGTTCCACGACACCGCGAAGAACGTCCTGGCCGACTCGCAGCTCACCATCGTGTGCCGCCGGTACTTCCACGGCGAGGACCCGCACCCGTTCGCGGAGCTGTCCGGTGAGCTGGGGCTGCCGCTGATCGAGGGTATCGCCTCGCTGATCCCGCTGCGCCACGGCTGCCTGGTCTGGGACATCGTCGACAACTCCGGCTGGGGTTCGGAGACAGCGTTCGGCGGGTCGCTACTGACCGGTCTGGTCCGCGCGGTGATGAACATCGCGTCGGACGGCATGACCGAGGGCATCGACATCTACACCGGGCTGCCGACCTACCCGGGCGAGTACTACACCCCGGGGTTCCTCGGGACGTACCCGAAGGCTCCGCACGTGGTGTTCATGGAGTCCCCGTACACCGGCATCGAGTCCTCGAAGTTCACGTACACCGAAGCTACGGACACGTCGTTCGTGCTCGGCGGGCAGTCGATGCCCGGGGTGAACGAGATCATCTCGGCCGGCATCAACATGGGCGGCGACTTCCTGACGTCGCTGATCAACTCCCAGCTAGCCACGCTCGGCGCGTTCGGCGGCGCGATCGACCTACCGCCGCTCGGCGGCATCATGGACGCGGTCGCCCGTCCGCTGTACGAGAACGTGATCCTCGCGTTCATGGAGATTCCCACGCTCCGCGCAGCAGGCCTGAGCCTGCCGATCGCGGGGCTAGAGGACATCGTCACCGGGCTCGGGGATTTCCACTATAACGAGGGCTGGGTCGACGGCGCTGACAAAGCGTTCACGATCTCCGCGATCATGGCGGCCCGCGCTAAGCAGTGGGCTACCCGGGCGAAGCACTCGCACGAGATCCAGGTGTCCGACGCTGCCCCGTACATCATCGGTGAGCGGGGTCACGGGCATTTCTGGCTCGGTGACCGGGTCGGTACCACGGTCCTCGGCTACCCCGATCCGTACACGATCTTCGTGGAGCGGGTCACCAAGCTCACCTACGAGTGGACGTCCGACGGCCCGAAGGGCTGGACCATCACGATCGGTTACAAAGAGCCCGAGGACCCGATCCTCAAGGCGTTCGAACTGATCCAGTACATCAACTCCAACCTCGGACAGCTCGGCATTCTGTAGCAGCCGAGCTTGATACGTAACGAAGAGAGCCCGCCACATGCACAAGCCCCTGACCCAAGAACACGCCGACCCGGACAAGCCGGAGGAAGCCCTCGCCTGGGCTTTCTGGGGACTCCCCCACCCGTCCGGAGGTCATTCGCTGTCTAACCCGGTGATGGCCAAGTACTGGTCGAAGCACTTCACGGAGCTCGGGATTGTGCATGTGGACTCTCTGCGCCGGCTCGCTGACGAGAACGGCAACATCCACGTCAGCAAGCTGCCTCAGCAGACCAAGAAGTTCCAGGCTCCCGCCCGCGGGCCGCGGAGCCACTACAACCCCGCTGCGCAGTGGGTTCCCTCGGATACCCCGGAGCCTCCGAAGTTCCGTGTCCAAGATCCTCGGACGCTCACCCAGCAAGAGCAGCAAGCCCAGCTCGACATCTACAAGCAAATGGGCCTGATTCCTACCGCACCCCTGCCGCAGCATCAGGCTGCGGTCGAATGAGAGGCCCGCTTATGCCAGACCTGGAAGACACCCAGCCGTTGCACGTGTCTGACCTGCCTACCGAAGATATGGACCTATCCGAGCTGGACACAGGCGGCTTCGAGATCCCGCACCTGGGCTGGGACTTGGACAAAGACGGTGACATCGAAGGTATCGAGGAGTACGTCCCTGAGCCTGCGGTGCTGCGCGGCGCTGTGGCCGCGGGCCTGGGCTTCGCCGGGTTCGTCCTCGGTAAGACGTTCGACGTCTCGTGGATCGACCAGGCGGTCGCTATCTACGCGGTGGCTGCACCGTTCGTCCTCGGATTCGTGATCCGCCGCCACGTCACCCCCACGAAACGGTGACCGAGGTCCTGGATTGGTTGGCGGTGGCTAGCGGTCCTGCGGGCATCGCGATCGGTATCTACGGCGAGAAGTGGCGCTCCCGGCGACGGGAGCCTGCCGAGATCGAGAAGACCGAGGCGGAGGCCTCGCAGATCTTCGTCGAGACCGCGGTGACTCTGATCGCCCCGCTCAAAGCGGAGATCGCGGACCTGACCGTGCGCGTCAACCAGCTCGAAGAAGAGAACTACACGACCAAGACCCGGCTGCAGCTGTCGATCGATTACATCCGCGTCCTGCAGACGTGGATCAGCAAGCACATCCCGGGACGGAAGCCTCCGGCTCCCCCGGCCGAACTGCTGCTCTGAACTTGATATGTAACGGAGGTCTTAGTGGCTGACGACCAGTGGGTACCTGACGTTCCAGACGGTGCGTTCGTCATCGGCGGCGGCGACTACCGCTACGGCCAGGACATGACCGAGGACATCGCCCGGTCGCTGTTCCAGGTCCCGGACTTCAACCCGGCCAACGCGCTGCTGGTGCTGCCGCAGCTGCTGCTGCGCCTGCCGCTGGAAGCGCTGCAGAAGTTCAAAGACTTCATCCCGAACGTGCTGGAAGGCGCGTTCAACACCGTAGCCGGCGCGGTCGACGCCATCATGGGCGCGATCCGCGAGACCCCGCGCGTGCTGGAGCAGATCCTCTCGTACCTGCCGCAAGAGTTGCGCGACGAACTAGAGCACGCCGCGGCCCGTATCGGCGCGGTGATCGACGCTATCGTCCAGGCGCTCACCGGCACCTTGAACATCGGCCACACGATCGAAGACCTGATCTTCTCGCTGACCAACATCCGGCCCGGTGCGGTCGGCGGTGTGCTGGGCGGCGGGTCGATCGAAGAGACCATCAAGCGCATCGTCGATGCGATCGTCTCGGGCATCGTCGGTGTCACCGGCATCGGTGCGGGGATCTCGGATCTCCAGTCGCTGATCGAGCAGATCTCCTCGGCGGCTGCCCGCGGCGGGTTCGCCTGGGACATCCTCGGTATCCAGAACAACAAGAAGCCGAAGTCCGGGCTGTACAAGTCCGAGCGAGGCAACTTCGACCTGGACACCCTGAACTCCACGGTCTCGGTCGCCCCCGGGACCTCGATCATCGCGTTCGATGTCATCGAGCAGTCGATGCCTATCGGCCTGATCACCTGGATCGGCTGGGGCACCTCGGGCATCACCGACTTTTACATCAACGTCTACCGCTGCGTTGACGACCGCTCCGACCCGGAGTTGGGCGATCTGATCCACCAGTCCGAGAACATCGCGGGTCTGCTGGCGGGCTCCGCGTCCCCCGGCGCGAACATGGCGTACGAACTCACTACTCCGATCGCGGCTGTAGCCGGCGACCTGCTGGCGTACGAGTTCATCGCCGTCGGCGGCACGCACACGATGCGCGGCCGGGACTTCAACCTCCCGGACAACGACGGCGCTCCGATCGGCAACGTCGGGGCTACCCGATCGCTGTCGACGCCTTCTCTTCCCCCGGCCACGCTGGACAAAGCCGACGTCGCCTGGACCGACAACGTCCCCCGCGTCGGTATCGCGGTGGACACCGGCACCGGCTCGGATCACCACGACCCGCAGGTCGAGTTCTTCGAGAAGCCTGTAGCTATCCCTGTCCCGGCGTGGTGCGACCGCATCGACGCGATCGTCACCGGTAAGGGCGGCGAGGGTGCCGACGGGTTCCTCGGGTTCTACGGCAACCCCGGTCAGCCTGGCGGTGTCAACACCGTCACCTGGACCCGTGGTGAGCACTTCTCCGGTACCACCACGATCTTGGAGTGGGACGGCGCTGAGCTGTCGATCCCAGGGTTCGAGGTGTCGGCTGCCAACGGATCTAACGGCTCCGGTCAGCGCCCTGTGGCGCTCGGCAAGCCGGTCGGTAAAGGCATCGAGGAAGTCGAATACAACGGCCTGAAGCTGGCCGCTGGCGGTGACCAGCACGCGTACGGCGGCGCTGGTACCAAGCCTGGCGGCGGCGGTAACGGCGGTCACTGGCTCGGTATCTACACCCAAGGTGGCCCCGGTGGACCCGCATGCGCGGCTGTCCAGTTCCGCAAGGGCGCTCTGCCTGGCGAGGTCGTGGGCGACGGCGAAGGCGACGTGACGCCTCCGAACACCTCCGCGCTGCACGTCGACGTGTCTGCGACGTCCACCTCGATCACTATCACACCCTCGGGAGCTGTCGACGATGCCTAGCGGACTTCGCGGTTACAACGTGTACCGCAACGGCGTTCGACAGAACACCTCCCCTGTGACGGAGCTCGGGTCGGTGACTATCACCGGCCTGACTCCGGATACCGACTACTCCGATCAGATCACGATTACCGCTATCGACATGGCGGGTAACGAGTCGCTGCCCAAGACGCTGGCTGAGCTGGAGGCGGAAGCTGTCACCGACGCTTTGTCTCCGGCTGACCCGCTGGACCCGGTGGTCCGGGCGCAGATCGATGCGCTGGTAGCGGCGAAGATCAAGCCAACGTCGGGCAGGGTCGCTGACGGCGCGATCATCGGGGTCGAGACCCCGACCGGGTCGTACTACAAAGCGTACGGCGGGGACCGCACCTCGAACACTCCGCTGACGCTGGAGAAGAACTTCCGGTACGGCTCGTGCTCGAAGATGTTCACTCACACCCTGATCCTCAAAGCGATCGACGACGGGCTGCTGGACTGGGACGACACGATCAGCGAGTTCGTCACCGGCGTCCCGAACGGGGACCAGATCACGATCCGGCAGCTGCTGCTGTTCCAGGACGGGCTCAAAGACTGGATGACAGACCCCGCGGTCCAGCAGACGTACTTCCTCAGCCCGACCAACTCGTTCGACCCGCTGAACTACATCCGTAACTCGGTGGTGAACTTCGCGCCGGGTCAGGGCTCGTCGTACTCGAACGCGGCCTCGTGGCTGCTGGGCAAGGTCCTGGAGTCCGTCTACAACGACGGCCGGACGGTCGATCAGATCGTCGTGCAAGAGTGGCAGTCCGAGGTCGATATGCCGTCGCTGCACTGGCCGACGACGAACTACATGAACCCGCCGTATGTCCGGGGCTGGACCCCGAACCTGGCGCTGCCGCAGATCCAAGCGATCCTCGGGCCGTTCGCGTTCCTCGCGGCGTTCCTCGGCTACCCGACGTCCAAGGACCTGGAGTTCACCGCGGTCTCGACCTCGTGGTCGGGGGCTGCCGGTTCTCTCGCCGGGAACATGGAGGACTTCGTTCGGTTCGGTAAAGCGCTGTACGACGGGACGTTTTTGTCCGAGGAGATGCAGCAGCTCCGCAAAGAGATCTTCACGACGTACGTCGAGTACGAGCCTGCGGGACCTCATCAGGGTCCGGGCTGGATGGGGTTCGGTCTGAACTCGATCTGCTGGGGAGCGTGGCAGGGTTGGGTCGGCAACCTCGGCGGCTACATCGCGGTCATCTTCTACAACTCCGAAGACGGATCGGTCATCGCGGTGACTCTGAACAACTTCTCGGCCCACGCCGACGCGGTCGATCTGTTCTACCAGATCGCTTACCTGCTGAACCCAGAGTCCACCGGTCACCGGGACTGGATCTTCCGTCCTGATCCTGCTGAGGACGAGGACGAGGTCCGTGACCCGACGCTGTACCTGACGGTCGAGTCCACCGGAGACAACCAGATCCCGGCTGACGTGCCGTTCGAGATCTAAGGAGACAAGAGATTTCTGCTCGTTACAACAGCTGCCGTGCTGCGGCAGCCAGAGGCGATATCGACTGGCTGAACGACGACATCCGGGCGTTGATGATCGACGCTGACGACTACACCGTGAACCTGACGTCGCACACGACGCTAGCGAACATCCCGTCCGGGGCGATCATCGCTGTCTCGGAGAGCCTGACCGGCAAGTCGGTGACTTCCGCCGGCTGGGTGAAGGCCGACCCGACGGTGTTCCCCGAAGTTACGGGGGACACGGGTGAGGCGGTCATCGTCTACAAGCACACCGGTACTTCGTCTACGTCGACGCTGCTGTCGTATCACGACTCCCCTACTTACCAATTCGTCATCCCGAACGGGTCGGACATCCGTGTGATCTGGCCGACCGACGGGTTTATCCGCTTCTAAGGAGCACGCATGGCACTTCCCGAGAACTGGACAGACGGTGTTGGTCAGCAGGTTGACGCGGCGTTTCTGAACCAGCTGGGTTCGGAGCACAACGCGATGCAAGACGCGCTCGGCGGTAAGTCGATCCTGGTGATCACCCAGGAGGACTACGACGAGCTGGGGTCTCCGGACCCTGACACGATCTACGTGGTCGTCGAATGAGTCTGAAGGTCGGTGGCCTCGACGTTGTCGGTGTGTTCGTCGGGGATGCTGCGGCGAAGGTCTACGTCGGCGCGATGAAGATCTGGCCTCCGGTTCCGGACTTCACCCCGTTCACGATCTCCAGCGAAGACCCTGGCTACGAGGATCTGATCGACGAGCAGGTGCCCGAGGGCGCATCCGGTTGCTGGGTCACCCTCGGCGGTGCGGGCGGCGGCGGCGGCTCCGGCCGCAGAGCCAACTCCGGCTACCGCTACGGCGGCGGCGGTGGTGGTGGCGGTGGCTACATCGACCGCGTCTGGATTCCGCGCGCGTCTCTCGGCTCGACGTTTACCCTCATCCGGGGCCTCGGTGGTGCCGGTGGAGCGCGGGCGGCGGGATCGTCCAACGGCAATAACGGCGCTCCCGGCGGCTCGACTGTGTTCTCGTCCGGCAGCGTTTCCCTGACGGCTAGCGGAGGGGCAGCAGGCGCGAGGGGCACTAGCTCGTCGTCCAGCGGAAGCGGCGGGGCCGGCGGTACAACCAGCATCTCCGGCATATCCGCAACAGGCTATACAGGTGGCAAAGGCGGCAACGGCGGCAGTAACCCAACTAGCGGGCAAAGCCGGACGGACGGTTCAGGCGCTGGCGGTCGGGGTGCTGGAGGCCTCCTGTCCAACGACAACAGCATCAGCAGCGGCAGCAACGGAACCAGCTCCGGCCCCGCGGGGAACGGCGGCGGGGGGACCAGCGGAGCCATAAACACGGGCGGATCAAACGCAGGTGGCGGCGGTGACGGCTACGTCCTGATCGAGTGGGAATGATTCGCGCTTGACACGTAACCATGTTACGAGTAAAGTCGTCTGCAAGAGAACGACCGGCGGGGCTAAGGCCTGAGAACCAACCCCGTCGGTCGCACACCCACCATCAAGGAAGGCACTGTTATGTTACGCACTATCGCTGCCGCGGGCATCCTCGCGGCTGGTCTCGGGCTCGGTATCGCACCGATCGCCCAGGCTGCTCCGGCTCACTGCTCGAACCACGGCTTCGGTCACGGTCAGATCTACAAGCACGCCTGTGCTACCGGCTCCGGCGGGCAGGGTGCGAAGTGGGTCCCGGTGAAGAACCCGGACGGCTCTATCAAGAAGGTCCTCAAGAACGGCAAGCTGAAGACCGTGTACGGCTGCGAGGTCCGCTGCGGCGGCGGTCGCCACGCCAAAGAGGTCACCGAAACCTACTGACCTCGCATACTAAGAAACCCCCTACCCGGCCCGCGAAGGCTAGGTAGGGGGCTTTTTGCGTTTCAGTGGGTGTGGCCGTGATGACCTGTGTCTTCGTGGTTTGTCTGGTCAACCACCGCGGTCTCAGTGGTGTACGGTACAAACCCATGCGCGCTTTGGTAGTGATCCGCTTGTCCCGTGTGACCGATGCTACGACTTCACCCGAGCGTCAGCTGGAGTCTTGCCAGCAGCTCTGCGCCCAGCGCGGCTGGGACGTCGTCGGGGTGGCGGAGGATCTGGACGTGTCCGGAGCGGTCGATCCGTTCGACCGGAAGCGCCGCCCGAACCTGGCCCGGTGGCTGTCGTTCGAGGAGCAACCGTTCGATGTGATCGTGGCGTACCGGGTGGATCGGTTGACCCGCTCGATCCGGCATCTTCAGCAGCTGGTCCACTGGGCCGAGGACCACAAGAAGCTGATCGTCTCCGCGACCGAAGCGCACTTCGATACGACGACGCCGTTCGCGGCGGTCGTGATCGCGCTTATGGGAACGGTGGCGCAGATGGAATTAGAAGCGATCAAAGAGCGGAACCGTTCGGCTGCGCATTTCAACATCCGCGCGGGGAAATACCGCGGCTCCCTGCCGCCGTGGGGTTACATGCCCGCCCGCGTGGACGGGGAGTGGAGGCTGCTCGTCGACCCCGTGCAGCGCGAACGCATCCTCGAGGTCTATCACCGCGTCGTCGACAACCACGAGCCTCTGCATCTGGTCGCCCACGACCTGAACCAGCGTGGCATCCTGTCGCCGAAGGACTACTTCGCGAAGCTGCAGGGCCGAGAGCCCAAGGGCCGGGAGTGGTCGGCTACCGCGCTGAAGCGCTCGCTGATCTCCGAGGCGATGCTCGGGTACGCGACTCTGAACGGTAAGACCGTCCGAGACGACGACGGAGCCCCGCTGGTGCGGGCTGAGCCGATCCTGACCCGTGAGCAGCTGGAGGCGCTGCGCGCCGAGCTCGTGAAGACCGACCGGACCAAGCCCGCGGTCTCTACCCCGTCGCTGCTGCTGCGGGTGTTGTTCTGCGCGGTGTGCGGGGAGCCCGCCTACAAGTTCACCGGGGGCGGTAGGAAGAACGCTCGCTACCGCTGCCGGTCGTGGGGCTGGGCGCAGCGGTGCGGGAACGGCACGGTGGCGATGGCGGAGTGGGACGCGTTCTGCGAGGAGCAGGTGCTGGATCTGCTCGGGGACGCGGAGCGTCTGGAGAAAGTCTGGGTAGCCGGCTCGGACTCGGCGGTCGAACTCGCGGAGGTGAACGCGGAGCTGGTGGACCTGACGTCGCTGATCGGCTCTCCGGCGTACCGGGTCGGGTCTCCGCAGCGCGAAGCACTGGATGCTCGTATTGCGGCGCTGGCCGCGCGGCAAGAGGAGTTGGAAGGGCTAGAGGCTCGTCCGTCTGGCTGGGAGTGGCGCGAGACCGGGCAGCGGTTCGGGGACTGGTGGCGGGAGCAGGACACCGCGGCAAAGAACACCTGGCTTCGGTCGATGAACGTTCGGCTGACGTTCGACGTCCGCGGCGGGCTGACTCGGACGATCGACTTCGGGGATCTGCAGGAGTATGAGCAGCATCTGAGGCTGGGCTCGGCTCTAGACCTCGTAAACGCAGAAAAGCCCCCTACGGGCCGCTAGGGCTCGCAGAGGGCTTCTCCGGTAGTCTCTATTCAGTTGTACTGCTGAGTCCGTCAGCGTGGGCGCTAGAGGGGTTTTACGGGGCCTCGTGGACCCGCACGTACGGCTGCAGAGGCTTGTCACGGTAGGTGTGGTAGCGCTCGGCCTCCTCGGCGCGGATGGCCTCGATCTCCTGAGCCGCGCTCACCTTACGACGCTCTGACTGGGTCTGCGTCGAGATGATCTTCAGCAGATCCACCGCCTCGGTAAGGCGGTCGGCGATCACGGCCAGCTGCTCGACGGTGACGTCTTTCTTCTTCTTGCTCATGGTCTCCTCGTTTGCCTGATGAAGTCGGCCCGAGCCGACTCGTAGTCCGGGTGGAACGTGATGACGCCGTAGAACGATCCGACCGACGGGAACACGATCCACTCCTGGGTGTGCGGGCTCTTGCGGATCAGCCACTTCCGGGCGTCGTTACCCCAGAGCTCTCTCACCGGAACCACCCCCGCACGATCTGGATCAGGTGCTCCAGCCGAACCTCATGGTCGAGCATCCGGATCAGCACCAGTTCACGCACCCGCTTCATTCCGCGGTCCTGAAGCTGGTAGCTACACGCGGGTAGATGCGCTGCACCCATCCCGAGGGGAGGCTGTCGTCCCGGCGGAAGAACGCCTTGCGGTTCGGGGACCAGTACACGGCGGCGTCCGGAAGCTCCTGGCTGAAGCGAACCTCCGGTAGCCGGTGTCGGCCTTCGTAGCACTTGTCCGCATGGGACCGGAACAGCCCTAGGCGGTCGGAATGGACGGCTTTCCAGAAGAGCTCGAACCCATAATCATCCGGGCACTCGTGCTTGTTCATTCCGCCCCCTCGTAACGGTCCAGCTCGCTCTTGAGCCCTTGGATCTCCAGCTCCAGGTCGAAGACCCGGCCCATCAGGTTGTCGCGCTCCAGCTCCAGCCGAGCCGCGTCGTCGATCGCTTCCATCGACCTGCGCACCATGTCCGCGAGAGCGCCGTGGATCGACGCGATGAAGTCGGCGTCCTGCTCGTGCAAGAACCCCCCGATTAGCCACCGCGACTCGTCCTGGCCGACCGCGAAGACCTCGGACACGCCGGTGTTGTCCCTCTCCACCACCCAGAACCGGTCCTCAGCCCCGGTGGTCTGCGAGAACACCTGGTACAACTTGTCTAGAAAGTCCTGAAACTCCATGCTGTTCCTTCCGTTACGAATCAAGCTGGAATCCGCAGAAATGGATCTGCGGACGGTTGCTCGTCTTTCTTCAGATATGCCGCGCCCCAGGAGCGGCCTCCAACCTCCGGGTCGGTGTTGATCAGCACGCCGCGGAACGTCTGCTCCATGATTCGACCGATCTCCTTAGCCGTAACCTCAGCCTCGGCCTCGGGTACCGACGCCAGAACCTCGTCGTGGATCACCAGACGGATCATCGGTGTCATCCCCGCTTCGTGCAGCCGCAGCACAGCGCTAGCCGTTACGTCACGTGACGTGGACTGCACCATGTAGTTCAGCGCCGCGTATCCCCGGTCAGGGTCGACGGGCAGCCGACGACCGGTAGGGGTGATGACGTACCCGAGGTTCGCCGCCTCCCGTTGCAGGCTCTTGGACAGATCGGTAACCCCGGGGTAGGTGGCCGCGAAGATGTCAAGCACCTTCTTCGCCTCCGGGAACGTGATGCCTGCGTTGGTCGCGAGCTTCCCCGCACCCCCGCCATACACGGTTAGGAAGTTGGCCATCTTGCCGACCTTGCGATCCATGCCCGCGGCGTCCGCGGTCACCTGGTGCAGATCCGCCTCCTCCTCGAACGCGCGGATCATCGTCCGGTCGTTGGCGAGCGCTGCCAGGACGCGAAGCTCCTGCGCCTGGTAGTCGACCGAGACCATCAGCTGCCCGGGGTCCGCGAGGAAGCACCGCCGGACCATCCAGTCGTTGGCCGGAAGGTTCTGCGCCGAAGGCGATGTGGTCGACATCCGCGCAGTCCGGGCCTGCAGCGGGTTGATCCCCGGGTGGACCCGGTCGTCAGCGTCCCGCCGCTCGATGAAGTTGCGGACCCAGGTCTTCTCCCAGGAACCCCACTTCTTCGCCTCGATCGCAGCCTTCGCCAGCGCGTTGCCTTCCTCCGCCAGAGCTTCCAGCAGCTCAGCGTTCACCTGTCGCTTACCCGTGGCTGTACGGCCTTTGATCTTCACGCCCGTACGCTCCAGGCCGTCGGCCAGCTTCTCGGTGGAGTTCACCGAGTCGACCCCGTACGCGTACCGAGCCACCGCGGCGTAGTGCTCGGCCTTCCGCAGCATGTCCGCGGACAGCTTCTCCGAGTAGTCGACGTCCAGCAGGAACCCGGTGCGTTCGACGTACGACATCACCTCGGCGAGCTTGTGCTCGTACGGGATCAGTTTGTGCGACGACTCCGGCACCAGCGGGGCGACCTTGCCCAGCAGCCGGGACACCAGGATCGTATCCATGCCGGCGTACAGCTCGTAGTCCGGGTCGTCCAGGTCGACCAGCGCCCAGATCTTGTCTTTGGTGGTCTTGTGCTTCTTGGCCAGGCGGGCCATCGAGGCTTTGACCTCTTCGGCGGTCACCGGGTCGATGTAGAACTTCGTCAGCTCTTCCAGCTTGTGGCCGGTCCCGCCTTCTTTGTAGGCCCGGGGGTCTACCAGGTGCGAGTAGATCTTGGTGTCCTCGACCTTCGGCCACATCTGCTCCATCGGCACACCGAGCGTCCGCTCGATCACCTGGAGGTCGAACGCGGCGTTGTGGATCACGAACCGCTGGACCTTCTGGAGGGCGGTGACGGCGGCTCCTACGAACACACCGCCCCGCTCCACCGGCAGAACCCACGACTCCCACGGGTTACCGAACTGGATCAGTCGGATACCGAAGTCCGGCTTGTAGATCCCCAGATCCGTGGTCTCGGTATCGAGACCGAGAATCCGGAGGTTGGAGCGGATGAAGCCCTCGAACCCGTCGAGATCATCCTCGTGCTCTACGACGTTGACCAGAACTGTCTCGTCCTTGATCTGGTAGCGGTGTTGCTTCACCCGCCCCCCCTTCGTTAGTGGTTACTTGTCAAGTCGGGGGTCCAAAAGAACGTCCAACCTCTTCTGGATTTCCTCCGGATTGAACATGAAGCTTTCGTACGCCTGCTTCACGGCCTGTTCAGTGGCCCCTTCCACTCCCCAGATGTTCGGATGAGAACGGGCCTCGGCCTTGGTGCGCCAGCCCTTCTTGATCTTTGCGACGATGTACGAGAACCCGCAGGACTTCGCCGCATAGATCTCCCATCTATGACCGTCGGGAAGATCCGGAAGGTTCACAGCCCCAACTCCCGTCGGATCTGCCCCTCCGGGGTTTCTTCCTTGACCATCACCCGTCCGTAGTAGGCGATGTTGTTCTTGATCGGGAACACCCGGTACTCCCCCTCCCCGAAGTCGACTGCCAGCTCGTCACCGCTGATGCGGTACTCGCAGTCGTCCGGGAACGTCCAGAACAACCCGTTCTGGAGCATGACCATGAACTTCGGAACCTTGATTTCCTCGCTCAATTACACCCTCCTAGGTGGTTACGAGTCAAGTTAATTTGCGTAGAAAAACTTGGCGTCGCGACCGTCATCCTTGGTCGGAGGCATCCAAGCGTGCCAGACCTTGCCGGTCTTCTTCGACACCCCGGTCTTGTAGACGAAGTCGTCGTACGGCTTCGGCGGAGCCCACTCCGGGGCTTCCTGCGCACCCTGCGGAGCCTGACGCTGGTACCCGCCGCCCGAGGACTGAGCGGGAGCCGGCGCAGCCGATCCGCCCGCGAACGCCGCGGCGACCTTCTTCACCTTGTCCATGTAGTCCTTGAACTTCGCGTCCAGCAGAGCGTCGGACTCTTCGACCGACGAAGCGTGGATCACGATCCACGGCGCGTCGAAGTCCCGGCCACCCTTCAGGGTGGTGACGATCTTGCCCTCGCCGGGAGCCACGTTGCTGCTGTTGTTGACCACGGTGGTCGCAGGGGCGGTGGCGGCGACAGGCTGCTCGGGGCCGTTGTCGTTCGAGGCCCAGGGATCGGTGGTGACAGTCATTCGGTTTCCTTCCGGTTGTTGTAACCGGGGGTGTATAGACCCCCGACGTACATTTCGAGATCCTGCTGACTCCAGTTGGAGAGCAGGGCTTCCTTCTTGTTGGGGTAGAGCTCAGGCGTCACCCACGCTCGGTACATGTCGACGCCGGACATACCGCTGAACTGGCCGTCGAAGATGTTCACGCGGCAGCCCCTGACCCTGCGCAGGACGGGATCAGGTGATCCCTGAACCGCCCCGAGCTGATCGGCACTATGTGGTGGCACACCGGGCACGCCCGGTGATGCTTCGGGGCACTGGAGGGCACCTGCTCGGCGGTAGCCAGGTCGACCAGCTCCCGGTACGTCAGACCGTCCTCGCCGGCTGACTTCCACCCGTCGTCAGCGAGACGAGTAGCCAGCTCCCCGACAGGGTCACTCGGGCCGTTGTGCGACCGGATCGAGTCCGGGAACACCTTGGACCGTGAGCCTGGCCCGTCGTGGTCGCTCATCTCGACGATCACCCGGTGAACCTCTTCGAGCAGGGCCTTGTGCGCCCTCTTCAATCGGCTCTTACTGGCGACATCCCGGAGGATGATCCCGTCCAGATACCTAGTTTTCAGCACCTCGGCATAAGGGATTTTTTCCTCTTCCGGAACGTTCTTCTGGCGGTCCCCGAGACGGTTGATGGCCTGCGGAATCACCTCCATCAGGTAAACGTTGTCCGACCGACCTTTGAGTGCGTCTTTGATCGACTCCGACGAGTAGTCCCAGTCACCCCGGGCTAGGTCGTCCGCGAACGCGGACTCGCTCAGGATCTGATACGCGTGACGGCGCAGGAACGAGATAGCCTCGCCCTCCGACGGCTGCGTAGCCGCGGTCATCCGCGACGACTTCTCCAGAACAGCGACCCACAGGTCCCCGGTCAGGTCTTCCAGCTGATCGGCTGTCAGAGACCACTCCACCCCTGCGGACTTCGCACCTCGTCTGAGGCGCTTGTCCAGGAGAGAGTCATCCATTCACCGGCTCCAGACTGCGCTTGGCGTAGGTCTCCTCGACCAGAACCTCGATCAGCTCGGCCCGGGGAATCTCCCGGGACCGGGCTTCGAAGTGCAGGTACGGCAGAACGTTCCCGTTACGTGTCAAGGCCACGGCGTCAGACCTCCCAGACCTGGCCGTCAACGATGAACTTGCCTCCCAGGATCGGGACGATCTCAGCCTTGACATGCTTACCGTCGACCGTGAGCATCCCGAAGCCCATCTGCCAGTTCCCAGCTCCGCCCTTTAGATAGTTGGCCTTCTTCATGTCCATCAGGTGCCCGACTTCCATGCCGGTAACGGTCTTGCGCACCGAGCCGCCGTACCCGAACGAGTGCGAGACGACAGCCTGCCGGTGCGTGTGGCCGCAGACCACGGACTTGCCGAACTTCTTGGCACCGTTGAGCGCTGTCGATCCGGCGATCTGGGATAGCGTCATCTTGCCCATGTGCCCGTGAGTGGAGATCCAGCCCGGAGCGATGTCGTAGAAGTCAGGCAGCAGCTCCACGCCGAACCCGTCGAAGTCGAGCAGCACGTCGATGTCGAAAGCGTGCGTACCCTCCAGGGCCGGTGCGTTCTTGGAGAGATAGTCCCTGGCCCGGGAGTTTCCGGTCAGGTGGATCTTGCCGCCGTCTTCGATGAAGAAGCGTCCGTTAGGGACTCGGAGGCACCAGACCTCTCCCTCGTACGCGACCTCCTCGACGGTGTTCTTGTACAGTCCCGACAATGCGCGGTTGCTGATGTTCAGACGCCAGTGACCTGGCCGGTACTCGGTGGTCGACGCCCGTAGCCCGTTGGCAGCAGCCAGCATCTGCAGCTGCTCCCGCATACGGTCCTTGCACACGTACAGCACGTAGGAATCCCCTGCGCTGGTCGTGTCTGTACCGTCGGTGAACCGGTACTCCTCCAGGAACAGCCGGGCCTGCCGCTGTGACAGAGACAGTGTCCAGGTCGGGAGCTCGCTACGACCTCGGTCGAGCAGATCATCCAACTCTTGAACCTTGCCCAGGCTGAACTCGTACTGGGTCTTCGGAGGAGCCTTCAGCACCTTGCCGTCGATCTCGGTGATGCCTCGGTTACGTGCCCGTTCCCGGTATTCGATGCCTGCGTCGGCCAGCAGCTTCCGGACCTGCTCCGCCTTCTCGCCTGACTGGTAGAACGTCCAGCGCCCATCGGGCGAGCGATGCGAATCCGTGAGCCCCCAGACCGCGAGTCGGATCTCGGTGTCGGTGAGCGGGTAGTCCTCGTTCGACCCCTCGCCGGCGGTGTAGACCCACATCTTGTTTCCAGGCAGCGACGTCGGGGTGTGCTCGACCCACTTCGTCTTCTCCCGGTTCAGGCCCACCACTCGGTGGTTCGCTGTGATGGTCGCGTTGATCTCTCGGCCTCCGAGGGAGTACAGCGTGCCCGAGAACGGGAACCGGACAACCTCGTCGATCTGCTGCCAGATCGTGCGTCCTTGGTCATCCACCGACATAACCTCGTCGTCGGTCGTCAGGTCGTCGACGTGGACGAACCCTCGTCGGGTGACGGCCCGGGCGTTTGTCCAGGAGCAGTCGTGGTTCCCTTCATGAGCCCCGATCCACCCGTCGTAAACCTTGCGGAGAGGCTCCAGGAGGTGCTTCTTGGCGTAGTCCGCGTCGCGGTACACCGAACCCTCGAACTCGCCCTTTGTGCCTTTGTTCCATCGCGAGGGCTGGGGCAGATCCAGGATGTCACCGATATGTACCACGCCGTACGGCTGGACATCCCCGATGAAGCGGATGACCGCTTGCATCTCTTTGCGCGCCTCGTAAGGCAACTGAGTATCGGGTAGAAAGACGATACGCTGAGTCATTTGGTTCCCTTCTCTGCGAGGAGGGTTAGCTCCGCGCGTACTGATCGGTAGACGTCGTCCAGCGCGTTGATCGCGTTGGTGACGGATGTGTAGGTGATGTCGGGGACAGCTACGTACAGGCAAGTAGTCCCGTTGCCGTAGTCATCCGTCTCGGAGTCCCGGTGGATTACGTAGTGGCTCACTCGACGACCTCGGTGAACGGAGCCCATTCGTTCACGAACTCTGCTCTAAACCGGCTTATCACGCGCCGCGAGCATTGCCGGTTCCCGAACCTGTCGATTACGTCGACACCATCCGGCACGTGCCGGATGTCGTTCCACACCCTCGGCTCGTCCAGATCCACGAGAGCGGCCTCGTCTTCGCCGTCCGCGTACGTGATGTCGTTGAGCGCATCCACCCAAGACAGCGAGTCCTCGTTCTCGTTACGAATCAAGTCGTCGGGCAGCGGAAGATCGAACAGAGCGGGCTGGTCGTCCTCCTCTACCGGCTCCTCGTAGATCCGCTCGGCGCAGCCGGCGTAACCCGCGATGTCGGTATAAGAGTCCCGGTGGTACCCCGTACCTTTCACCCGGGCCACCTTGACCAGGATCATCAGGTTCGCGACGTCCAGGTCAGAGATCGGACGCTCCAGGTACGCGGAGAACAACGCGGAGATGTCGGCGAAGTTCTCCCGGGGGTGCCCGTAGTTTTTGTTGCGAGGTCCGTGGATCAGGCGCTGCGCCTCTTCCAGGATCGACTCGGTCACAGCGCGCTCCACTCCACCAGCTCCGTTTCCTCGTAGTGGCATTCGTCAGAGACGATGTCCTCGATGATGCGAGAGCTCTCCCACTTGTCCCGGAAGTACTCGGCCACGTCCTCGGGGCTTTGGATGTCTACACCGTCCTCTTTCGCCTCTTCCAGCTCATCCGGTGTCAGACTGATCAATCCTTCTCGGCGCGTGAGTGCGACGAAGTTAATTCTCATATCCCTACCTTGTCTTTCAGTGCTTGAACGCCTTGCTCCAACACAAGGCTGTTGACATCCGAGCCATCGGGCATCGGGATGATCTTGGCGTTGGGCAGAACACCCGCCACCGTCTCAGCGAACTGCATACCCGCATCGTCACCGTCCGCGAGTATCAGCACCTCCCGGTACCCGAGGAACGGTTCGCGGAAGTGCTCTTTCCACGCCTGCGCACCGGGGACCCCCACAGCAGGTATCCCGGCTGCGGTAGCCGTGATGGTGTCGGCCTCGCCCTCGCAAAGGGCCACCTTCTGGGATGGCTGCAAGAGCGCGATCGTGTTGAACATCCGAGGTTTGTCCCCGGGGACTGTCAGGTACTTCGCCTTGCCCTCCACGGCTTCGATCCGTCGAAACCTCAGCGAGACAACCTGCCAGCCGATATCCGGTGCCCAGCGGAGATAAGGGATAGCGAGCATCCCTTTGTACATCTCATGCCCGGGCAGCGGCTCCGCTACGTAGCCGAGGCGAAACTTGCTCACTGCGTCGGAGATGGCTGGATTGGTTAGCCCTCGGGTTGCCAGATACCCCTCCCCTTCGGAGCCTGGCAGGGCCTGGTGATACTGCTTCGATGCTTCCAGGAGAAAGTTCCTGTGCGAGCTCAAGTGCGCGATGGTGCGATACCTCCTCCCTTTTCATCAGCAGACTGATAGCGCTGCCTTTCGTTCCACAGCCGAGGCAAGCGAAGGCGTTGAGTTTGTACGAGACCGCGGCTGATGGCCGCGTGTCGGCGTGAGCCCAGCAGAGGCAGGGAATCCACACCCGGCCCGTGTCCTCGGGCGGTACCCAGTCAGGGGCCAGCCGCTCGATGACCTTCGAGATCAGCGTTTGTGAAGGTTCCACCGGAAGACCTCGTACACTTCGATACCCTCGTGGTACGGGAACTGCTGCTTGAGCGCGTCGTCTAGGAACTCGTAGACGTCTTCGGTGTCGGTGGTCGGATCGACCTTGACGAACGCCTCGATCTTCATCCAGCCCTGGCTCATCAGATGACTCCGATCAAGAAACCCACCCAGAACGTTATGGTCGGGTAGATCACGTACATGAAGAAGTTCACTTGCCCCACCTCCGAGCTGTGCGGTCCACGGAGTGCTCCGAGACGTTCCGGGCCAGCGCGTACTTACGCGGGTCCAGCAGAGCCCCCAGCAGCTGCTGACGGAGCAGGTTCGGGCGTGCAGTCGGTTTCATCGTTTCTTCCTTCCTTGGTTACGATTCAAGTTGTCGAGCGAGAAATTCGATGCTCGATGAGCGGGATGTACTCCGGTTCGTTTTCAATGGCGATACAGTCGAAACCCTCGAGAAGACACGCCTCCACCGTGGTTCCCGACCCGGCGAAAGGATCAAGGATCACCCCACCGGGAGGGCACACGAGCCGAGCGAGCCAGCGCATCAGGGTCAAGGGCTTCACGGTGCTGTGCGCGACCTTGGCACCGTCTTCGTTGACGTAGCCGGGGCGCTCCCTGGTGGGGGCCTTGGCCTGATACTTGAACACGGGGAAGAACCGGGAGGCACCGCCGGAGTCGCCGTAGGTGAAGTCCTCCGACGCATACCGCTTCCGAGAGCCGTAGATGCCGTTAGCGTTCTGCTCCTGGCCGTGCATGTTGCGGCGAACCGTGACTCCACCCGGCAGATTCCCACTCTGCTTGTCGAGCTCGGCGGCCTGCGTCTCGTCGAGCACCACGTTCGTAGGCCAGCGGCCAGCGGGGTTCGATTCTGATGCAGTCGAGTTTGTGCCCTTGCCGCCGCCGTAGATGGCATTCGCCGCACGAGGTGGGCGACTCCGGTCCTCGTCTGTTGCGATTCGGCATGCGTCGATGTTCAACGCCCCCGTACCGTGCTCCAGGACATTCGCCGCCACCGTGCCCACGAGAGGCTTGCGCGCGACCACGATCGGCTCAAACGATGGTTTTAGCGCGGTACCCCAGCCCTGCCACCGCTTCGCAGCTTCCGTTGAGGCGTCGGTGCCGTATTTCACCCCGGAGTGCCCCAGGCCGATGACCGTCCCGTCACCCCGGCGGTCGGTAGACGCCCCGGCGATACGGCGCTCGTCGGATGTGTATCCGAGAAGATCTGCCAACCTGTCGCGATACTCAGGAGACGGTGTGATCCATTCGAGGGATCGTCCGACCGCCCGCGATCTCCCCTCCTCCCAGTCCCTGACCGAGGAGGGAGTGCACCCGATCCGCTCGGCCACCTCGCCTCTCGATAGCCCCGCCCGAGTTCTGGCATTTCGCAGGACCTCAGCCTGCCTTTGCGGGGACTCGCCCCCTGCCTTGTCGATGGCCTTCGATACGTCGAGCGACTTCGGGAACCCGCTGCCGTAGAGCCACGCGATCGAGTCGCGAATCTCGAAGCCCGCGTCCTCGATGGCCACGGTCAGCCGGTGCCAGGTGCGGGAGCCGCCGAACGCCAACATGTGCCCACCCGGCTTGAGGACCCGCAGGCATTGCTCCCACATCTCGACATCGAAAGCGATGCCCGAGCCGTCCCACTTCTTGCCCATGAATCCCAGTTCGTAGGGCGGGTCTGTGAGAATTGCATCGACACTGGCGTCTTCTAGTTCGGTGAGGATGTCTCGGCAGTCTCCGAGACGTAGGTCGACGTTGCTCAAGTCTTTCTCTTCCTTCCGGTTGTGGGCTTCTGCCCGTTACGATTCAAGTTCGGGACCTCGATAGGAGCGATCCGTTTCCCGATCACCGCGAACGCGGGCGGGTTCTCCAGGTAGTCGATCCCTCGCTGGAGAGCTTCGGGGTCGTCACCGAGGTGCCCGAGTACGTTGCGGTTACAGGGCGTATCGAGGAGTCCGCGAACGTGCCCTGTTCGGTGGTCGTGGTCGACGGCCAGCTTCTTCCGCAGGCCTCGGCCTTTGCGGCAGATGTAGCACCTACCACCTTGAGCCTCGTATATCTGCCAGTACTCATCGGCGGTGATGCCGTAGAGCTCCAGAAGACGCTTCTCCCACGCCGTATCCTTTCGGACGGTTCGCTTTTCGCGATGGTGGGTAGCGCATCGAGGCCCCGGGTGAGGGGCGGCTCGGCGGGTTGTGATCCCGGCCGCGGCGCAGTCGACGCAGCGCCGGGGCTTAGGCTTAGCCGCCGCCATCCAGCCACCCGACCAACCACAGACCTGCGCCCCACGCGATGATCGAGTAAGCGATCAGCTGCTCGATGCTCACGCTTCCTCCAAAGAGTCCGTAGCGGTCTTGCGCACGCTCACCGATGTTCCTCTCCTGTAGCCCGGATGACGAACAGCCAGCTGATGATCTGCCGCACCCAGTCGTGCCTAGCCTCTTCGGATAACCGATCCCAGCTGGAACCGTCGCAGCCCGACCAGACCCGCGCGTTGTAATAGGCGCGGGCAAGCTCTGACTTCAGGCATTCCCCCGTCAACTTCCCGCCCACCATCGACTCTCCGCAGAACGGGTGCGCAGGATCGTCAGGGCCGTGATTGTGAACAGCCATCATTCCTCCATCAAATCTGCGTGGCCGTCGATGAAATCCCGGATATCACAAGCCACCTCGTAGCCTGGATCGCGTTCCGGAACGCTGTTGCAGAACTCGCGGATACGGGCAAGCTTCTCTTGTTTGTTCACTTCTTCACTCCTTTGATCAGCTCTCGGATCTTGTCGGCCCGGAAGTCGTCCCACCACGCGCCGGTGCTGGCGACGTGAACCACCGGAGCGGTCTCGTAGCCTTTCTGCTTCACCAGCTTCAGAGCCTCGGGGTCCTGGTCCACGCGGACCTCCCGGAACTCCACACCGCCGCGGGTCAACGCGTTCTTGGTGAGCGTGCATTTGAAGCAGTCAGGGCCTGTGGTGAACACCGTGACGTCGTTGGGCACTCCGGGACCTTCGGTCTCCTCGTTACGAATCAAGTTATCGGGCATCAAAAATCCTTAATCTCCATCTTCGAGCCGTCGAACTTCAGCTCGGCGTACAGCCGGCCTGAGGGATCGGCTCGGCCCGACCTATTCTTAACGACGCTTACACGCAGCGTGTCCCCGCCGAACGTCGACGGGACTCGGTGCAAGGTGGCTACAAGCTCGGGTACGCGACCAATCTGCCCCTTGATCCCCGACAGCGGGATCGGCTTGTCACCGGAGTTGTTGTCCGCGGTGACGTGGTGCAGACCGATGATGCACGCACCGGTCTCCCGGGCTTTCTCGTGCAGCCAGTCCATCAGGACCTCCAGACCACCGAACGGGTCCTCGTCGTTCGCGGCTACCCCGGTGATGACGTTCGTGATGTTGTCGATCACGATCAGCTGCGGGTAATTCCCGAACGTCTCCTCGTACGCGGCCAGCGAGGTCTCGATGACCTTGAGAGTCGGCTGCGCCGAGTAGTTCAGCCGGATAGGGATACCGTGCGGGTTCCCTGGGGCCGCGTTCCACGTCAGCACCTGCGGAGGCAACTGACCTTCGCGTACCGCCCGAGCGGACTCAGCCAGCGGCATCCCGAGCTCCATCGAGAGGATGCGAGTCGACTGCGTGAACGCGTCCGAGTCAGCCGAGAGGTAGTACGTCGGGATACGGCCCTTGAGCGCTAGAGCGAGCGTGAACGCTGACTTAGCCCCTCCGGGTGCCGCCGCGATCAGCGCCAGCTGGCCCCGCAGGAAGTTGATACCCTGCTTGGTCAGCGACCGGAACGGTACAGGCAGAGGGTCACCCGCGTTCCCTTTTTGCTCGATCGATTGCATGATCGACAGCATCAGCCCTCCCTGAGTGCTTTGGCGATCTCCCGCATCTGGTGCTCAGCTTGCTGCCCGAACTCAACGCTGGCGTTGCACGTACAGCCGTCGACTCCCCAGGAGTACTCGGCCGGCTGGTGCTCCTCCAGTACCCGTAGAGCCGTGATGTACTGAACCGCGGTCAGATCCTTCACTCCGCCTCCGTCGTGTCTTCAACAGCGATAACCCGGGCGATCCCGGTGCTTATCCCGAACACCAGCGCGCCGGCTAGGGACAACCCTCCGAGCGCAGCCATAGCCAGCCTGTTCACTTCGTACCCCTCGCTATGAACCCGTTGTAGATCGTGCGGCCTTCCTGTTTGGCCTTGACTTCTTCAGCCCAGACTTTGTCTGTAGCTTTGATCAGCGCCGACTCAGTCGTACCGAGGAACTTCACCAGCGGAGGACCGAGAAGACCTCGACGAGCAGCGCGCAGCACCCCGCCGAGTTCGTGAACCGCTCTCTTGTCTTCCAGCTCGACATCCAACAGGTTCCCCGGGCCTGGCCGTTTGGTCACAGTCGCTTTCAGCGCTGGGTCAGCAAGAGTCCATCGTTCGGTCACGGGCGGAACACCTCCGTGTCCCCCCATTCGCCACCGGGGAGGTGATCGTTCACGTAGACACCCTTCGAGTACGCCTCGCCCGTGTAAACCCCTACCCAGCGATGTGCGCCGACCTTGATGTAAATCGAGGTACCCTCCGGCTCGTAATCGCTCCTTCGAACTCGCACGGTCCCGATAGGTGCCTCGGGTTCCGGCTTCTCGGTGATGTCGAACTTCTTCAGGAGGTCCGTCGTAGCATCCATGATGGCTAGATGACTAAGGCCTCCGGGTAGAGCTTTGGCGAGTACCTCGCGGATCAATTCCTCGTTACTAGTCAAGACTCAGTCCTTCCTGTGATACCGAGCAGCGGATGCGACGCTGAACAACGGCGTCGGCTTACCCCACTTCGGCGAGTAGTCCCCGACCGCGGCGAGCCCCTGCTTGCGCCAGCGTCGGACTGTGTCTGTATCGACCCCGAACAGCTCGGTCAGCTGCTCCTCGGTCGCTAGTGATGGATTGCTCATCGTTACCTCTCGTTACGAATCAAGTTTCAGGCCATAGAGTATTCACAGCTCAACGCCACGTCGCACCTCGCGCAGCTAGCGCCAGGCTTAGGCGTGAAGTCCCCCGCTTCCAGCTTCCGCTCCATATCGTGGAACCGTGCCGAGATCTTCTCCCGCGTCCAGTCCGTCAGGTCGTACGGATACGTCGGCTTACCGGTCTTCGCCATGAAGTACACGCCGCGCGTGATCTCGACGCCGTACAGCTGTTTCAACGCCAGCGCGTACACCGCGAGCTGAAAGTCATCTCCGGGCTTGAGTCCGGTCTTCCAGTCGACCACCAGCACCTCACCGTCGAGCACGAGCACCGCGTCGATGTAGCCCCGGATCTCTATCCCATCGAGCTCGAACTCGATCGCGAGCTCTATCCCCGGCGTGCCGTCCGGTGCGTGCCACACCTCTAGGCTCTGGTGGTTGTCGATCCAGTCCAGGGTCTTGTCCACCTGCTGGAGCCCGATACCCCAGCGACGCTCGATGTCGTCCGCGCCGCGGTACGGCCCGGAGGCGAACCACCAGCCGAGGTTCGGGGTCTCCTCGGTAGCTTCGTTGATCCCGTCGGCGTACTCGGCCTTGAAGATCTCATAGCACTCTTCGCGCGTCAGCGGTGAGCCGGCGAGTTTCGAGAGCATGTATTTCTCAGCCACCGCGTGGACCCCGGTACCCTGCTGCAGCCAGGCCGCTGGGCGTCTCCACACGCGCTCATGCCTGGCCAATTTCCAGCTGAACGGGCATTTGTCGAACTGCGACAGCTGCGAGACCGACCGAGGTTTCTTCTCGTACGTGTAGTTACGAGTCAAGTTTTCGGTCACAGATATTCGACCTCCCAAGTTGGGTGTAGCAGCAGCCTTCGACCGTCGTCGGTACGAACCCGTAGGTAGTGGGAGGCGCTAGTGATTGTGCCCTCAGTGCCGAAGAACCTGACCCGACCGCCTCGGCGGGCAGGCACTCCGTAGGCTTGCCGAACCCATTCCATACTCACCGTTTCACCGCCATAGCGAGAGCCACAACCCAGCCGACGAACGTCCATCCCAGGAACACGTTGATCACAGCGACAGGCTGCTTCAGCGAGGCTTTCCGGTAGTACGCGACGATCGTCGGGACGAAGTACGCGGTTCCGAACACCACGAGCAGAGCATGGCTGGGGCTGATCGACATCAGCACGATCAGCGCCACGATGGCTCCCAGAGCCAGCCAGCCCTCGATACGGCCTTTCCGCTTGGCCGCACGAGCGGCCGCGTCGGCTTGCGGGTAGTAGCCGGGTTGGTACGCCGGCTGATCCCAGATGTTGCTCATGATGCTGCCTCCTCTTTAGATTTACGGGCCGCGTTGCAGCGGCGCTTTTTGGCCAGGCCCAGCTCCACGAGCAACGGGCACGGGTTGAAGTCCGCGGGCTGATATTCGCGACGGAGAATATAGCTCAGGAACTCCCCGATTTCGCCCATGATGTATTTGTCGCCGTGACGCTCTTCGCGCTCGACAGCGTCGGGCTCGCAATACCTGTCGATGAAGTCTTTCACTTCCCGGTAAAGGTAGCTGTCGTCGGTTAGCCACGTAGAGCGGTAAACGTGGAGGCCCCGAATACCTGGGACCAGATCGAGTGTATTGGCGCGGATATACGCATCTTTAACCACGTTCAGAGTAGGGACGATTGTCTTACCGATAACTCGGGAAGTGATCTCGAACATGCGGTGCAAACCATTCTTCTAAGAAAAGGGGCGGGTGGTTATCAGGGCTCCACGCTCGGGAAACGCCAGATGTGATGACGTCCGATCTCGGACAGAGTTGTGTATTCGTTGACTCTGATGAGTAGGTCTTCGTCGGATTCCTGGCGCTCCCTGTATGCCCAACCCCCGCGTTTGCTGACGCCGGGTATAGGCGGGATGTTCGGATCAAACTCGACAACCCAATTGTTCTCACGAAGCATCCGGTAAAACGACCGGAGACGCTTCAGCTTGTATTCTTTCATGCCGTTGCCGCGTGTGGCGATGTATTCGCCATGATCCCTTAGGCGTTTATGCGGCGTGCACTGAGAAAGAGGCTCTGGTACCTTGAACGGGTATTCGCGGCGGATAACCTGCCGGGCGGTCAATTTGCCTCCGTACGTGTGAACGTGCCATGAAACAGCCTGTGGTGTCACACCGTACATCCGGGCGATATCCGCCTCAGTCTCCCCCGTAGCTTTCAGGGCCTCAATCACTTCTAGCGAGAGGCGGGGGAGCTGTTCTCTGGTGGTTCTCATCGGTCCTCCTTGTATTACAGACCAACGTATCTTGCATCTTGTTACAACGCAAGGCACAACCCCCTCGGTACTTGACAGTGCGACGTAGTTTTCTGGTGTCCCAGATCTGGGACTCTTCCCCCGTGGGAGAAAGTAGACCACTTGATCTAGTCCGGCGCAAGTGTCAAACGTCACTAAGTTCGTAGCTGAACCGGCATCGTCACAACCGATACCGGTGTTACAGCTACCAGACCACGACTCGATCCGCAGCGAAGCAGCTGGTCAGCAGTACCACCGTTTCCGGCAGTAGCGACTCTTCTTGTCTTTCCCGCGGTCTTTGCCCTGGCCGGCTGAGTCGTGTTTGCTCTCGGATTTCTTCTCCGGATCGCACGTCGGCAGGTCACCGTGGGTCACGTGCCAGTCAGAATCAGCCCTCAGACCGCCGTGCTCCAGCTGGTGAGACACCGACCGATGCTCGCACCCGGAGAACCCGTCAGCACGCGCTGACGGGGCTACCAGGACCGCTGCGAGCATCACAGCGCCGACGATGAACCAGACGACGAAGGCCAGGCGCTTAGTCACCGTCGTCCCAGTAATCTCGTCCCTCGACAATGTTCAGAGCCTCCTGCAAGCCTCTATCCATGCCGCCCATGTAGTCGCGATCACCGCTGAGATCGTTGATGATCTCCTGCATCCGAGCGATCAGTTTTCTACGGATCTCCTCCACCGATAGACGTTCTTCGTCCTCGCTCATACCTGCCTCACTCTCTTCAGCCCGACGGTTCCCGACAGGTTCTCGCGGACGAACGCCCACGACTCAGTCCGTACCCACGACGCGGTGAACAACCCTTCAGCGTGGACGGCGGCGTGGTGCTTGCAGAACAGCAGCTCGTTCAGCCCGTTCTCCCAGCGCTCCATCGCCGCGGCAGAGCACGCGTCGCAGCGGTCTTTCGGTTGCAGAACCGGCCGAGGCCCGACGACATCCTCGGCCGGTAGCGTCTGTGGTGTAGAAGGAAGCGTCATGCCTCTCTCCTCTCGATGCGGTCTACGTACACCTCAGCGGTGTGCCTGTCGGTGTTCAGCACCTTCCGCCACGTGGCCTCTGCCCGGTCGAACCAGTGCAGGTCGAAGGTGTTGTCGGTGAGCGCTACCAGCTGCCAGTTGTCCGAGCTGTGCCACGCCCCGTACTCGGTCTGGAACCACTCGCCGCTCACAGCCCCGCTGCTTTCGTGATCAGGAACATCAGCGCAGCCCCAGCGACGATCGCACCGACCGACAACGCCAGCTCGATGCTCAGCGGCAGGCCCGGGTTGCTCCGTCGGTACAGCTTGCGAAGCTCAGCCGGCGAGTACGACGCCGCGATGATCTGGTTGAACGCTTTGAGTTCTGTCTCGTTCATCAGGAACCCACTTTCGCCAGGATTACCAGCGCGTCTGCCAGGCCGCTAGCCCGGCCCCCGCAGACTAGGCAGTCCTCTTTGTCGCCGCGGGCCGCGGCCGCTTCGCAGAAGCGAAGCCACTTCACGCGCTCGACGTTGATCAGGTCTACTGCATCGCTCAAGGTCATCGGATCTCTCCTCGCAGCGCGAGCTCGGTAGCAGCGGCAGCAGCCGCGTCACGGTTCACCGAAGTGACCATGCGCTGAAGCTCCGGGGTCGAGAGCGTGGCGAGCCACGCGTGCCCGCTCACCGGGCACGCTCCGTAGCCTCGACGTATGCCACGACCTCATGAAGAGGCGCGGCGAGCGCAAATCGCCGGTTTCGGTACAACCGGGACCCGTGAGGCTCCCGGACGATCTCCCATTCACCGGAGATGTGCTCGAAACCTGTGGCAGTTTCGGTCCAGTCGTGGCCCATGGTTCCTCCTGTTACGTGTCAAGCCGCGATGCGGCGGGTAGTGGTCTTGGATGTGTCGATCAGGTGCCGTCGACCGAGATCGTCGACGACCGTGAGCACGGTGCCCGCGGTGAACAGCACCCGGGCTGTCCAGCCAGCGGGTCCGCGCGATGCGATGTGGATGGTCATGCCGCGCGCCACCCGAACGAGGCTCGGATCTCGTTCATACCGACGATCCGGTCGAAGTCGTCCCGATCGATCCACCGCCAGGACTTGACGGTGTACTCAGACCCGTACGAGCGATCCGCGATCTTCCGTCCCAGCTCGATGTGGACCATTCTGTACTTCGCATCCTCGGGGTCGTCGTGCCGAGCAGCCATAGCGAACACGCTGGTCGCCGTAGTTCCCCAGTCGCCGTAGAGGGTGCCGGTGACATAGCCGTGGAGATCGGCCAGGTTGAAGCTCAGTCCCTGGGTGGGGTTGAGGGTGTCAGTAGCACTCATGGTGACCTCCTAAGGTTGGTTACGAATCAAGTCAGCGTGAGCAGCCGTGAATCGAACACGGTCAGCGCGGTGATGTCGGCTGAGCGATCCTGCCTGCTCGTGCCAGCTCGTCGTAGCCACGTGCTTCGGCTCAGAGCTGGACTTCAAAGTATGTTGTGGGCCGAGGCTCCGCATTACACGGGATTTGCATCAGGGTCAACGCGCGGATGGTGCCTTGGGCTCGCCTGAATCTTGCTGGCCTTTGTTTTGTTGTTGAGACCACTCTAACCCGAGGTTTGGTTACGAGTCAAGTGGGTATCCAAAAGAATTTGCGGGCTGATTCTCCACGAGGTAGCTCATCAAATGCTGGCCGATGAACTCGGTGTACGCCGGCGGAATCGACTCGCGCAGCTCATCCCGGGTCATCCAATCGATGCCCATCGCCTCCCGGGCCTGCGCCACGCCGGAGAAGTTCCCGACCACGTGCATGAACTCGCCAGGGCGCGGCGGCCTGCCCATCTTCGTGGTACGCGCGGTGTGCGGCCGGTGCTCAGGCTGATTGATCCACGATCCCAGCTCCCAGTTCAGCTCGAACAACCGCGGACGGTAGGTCTTCAGCCCCGGGAACATGCACCCGCACAGCTCGATCGGCAGGATCAGCGGAGCACCCGGCACGTTCTCGATCACCCACGGCTTACCGATCAGGTCGAACGCTGCCCGTGTCGCGGTGACGTAGTCGGGGTGATCGTTGCCCCGGATCTTCTGCGCGTTGGTGAACGCCTGGCAAGGGGGTGATGCGTGGAACGCGTCGAACTCCTGATGATGCTCCAGCAGGTACTTCAGCGCGTCCTCCTGGTGGAACTCGTAGGGGTAGTTCGGCTGCGGATCGATGTCCACGCCGACCACCTCGAAGCCAGCTCGGCGATACCCAGCACCGGCCCCGCCTGCTCCGGAGAAAAGGTCAAGGATTCTCATTCTCATCCTTTCGTTACGAATCAAGGCTGGCTGACGACCGCGTAGCCCGCGATCACCGCGAGAACCACCGGGATGAAGCTGATGATGGCGATTGCTGCGGTCATGTACCTAGTATGCACCAGCTGTGGTTACGAGTCAAGTCATTGACCCAAACAAAAACCCGGCCGAAGCCGGGTCTCTGGTGCGCGGTCACCTGTCAAGCCGCTGACACGTGGTCATCCGCCACGTCCTTAGCCGCGTGTTCCGCGGCGTACCGACGAGACGCCCAACCGCACGAGCACTTGGCCAGGTACGGGTACCCGTGGTTGCTGGGTGTCCACACCACCTCGACATCGTGGGTGGCCGGCTTCGGAACCGGGGCCTTGAACATCTCGAACGAGCCGAGGTACGACACGACATCGTCAACCGAGGCCGAGGTCTGCGGCTTGATCGGGCGGTGGCTGCTGATCATCGGGTCTTCCCCTTCCCGTCGAGGGCGTTTCCCTCGAACAACCATGACTTTACCCGTAACCGGGTTACGTGTCAAGTCGAACCATCGACTTATTTCCAGCCCGGACACGAAAGAACCCCTGACCCGAAGGCCAGGGGCTCAATCAGCTGGGTCGATCAGCGGAGGCTGTCGATGTGGATGCAGCCGACCTTGTCGGGGCCGAACTCGGGGCTGAACCCGAGCACCTCATCCTCATTGCACGGGAACGAGGACTGATCGAACGTGATCGGATCGGCCGAAGCGATCCACGTCGGAGTCGCGATGACAGCCGGAGCTGCGATGAGGAAGAAGCCGGCCGCGATACGCTTGGTGATGGACATGACGTTCCTTTCGTCGGTGTGTTCCGTGTAAAGGCGACGCTACCGCACGCCGCAGTTACGTGTCAAGCCCGAGTTCTGCACACGGGGTGCCGCATATACAGGGGTGCTGTGCACAGGGGTGTGGGTAGCAGCAGGGGGGGGGGCTAGGGCACAGGGGGTAGGTGGGGTGTGGGTGCGCAGCTGGGTGTGCGCTAGGGGGAGTGGGTAGGCAGGGTGCGGGGTACGCCGGCTGGGCAGGCGTGTGCTGCGGGCAGCTGGCAGGCAGGGCTGTGCGTGTGCGGCTGCGGATGGGCACGCTGTGCCGGCTGTGCAGCGGCGGGTACGCCGCGGTGTGCACGCACCCCTACGGGGGCACCCCTACCCCCGCGTACTTGACCGGATGGTAA